AAATCTAATTATGCAGAGAGTAAATGATAAAGTTGAAAAATATGCTATGAAATTAAGGCAATATTCCTTAAGAGACGTTACGACTGGAAGTCTCTTCGAAAATAAAAAGAATATTACAAAACAACAATTAAAACGAATTATTAAAGAAGAATTATCAAACGTTTTAAAAGAAGAAGATTATGATTACGCAAGAGACAAGCATCTTGAGAGAGGCGGCCGATATAGGCCGGCGCCTGCCCGGGGACCATTTCCCGGGACGGACGGCCGCGGTGACGCTATATTGGGAATTCCTAACCGAGGCCAAGAATTATACGGAGATGATGAACATAGTTTGTGGGCCTATAATAATGCATATGAATCCGGTGCTGAGTGGGCGAAAGGTAATCCTTATATAGAGCGACATGTCGAAAAAATTCTTGCTAAAAGAGCAGGAGATCCTCGCCTAGAGTATAAAGAATAAAAAAAGGATGTTATAATGTGTGTAATTTGTATTGATTTGAGAAAAGATAAGTTAACTTCATTGGAAGCTCGTAATAATTTAGGTGAATTATATACTACTTTGACAAAAGAACATATTCATGTGGTACTCAAACTTATATGGAAAAAAGAAGATGAAGAATATCTTCCATATTATGAAGATGAAAGGTTTGGAGATACAGATTGATTAAAAAGGTAAAAAATTATGAAAGAATTTGATTTTGTAGAACTCTATGGGGATACTGAAGAGGTTGCGCAGGCTGATCAGCTAGAAGATAATATAGCCACAAGCGCTTTAAATTGTGCTTTTGTTGGAGTCGGTGGTGGCGGCGGAAAATTAGCGAAAGCTTTTTTAGATTTAGGTTTTAATAAAACACTACTCATTAACACAACTAGTAAAGATCAGCCAGATGGTATTGACCCACAGCATCTAGTACTAATTCCGGAAGCTGATGGTGTAGGAAAGAATGTAGAATTTGGAAAAGGTGTTTTAAAACAACAGGGTGCTGTTGTGGAGGATGCGCTTCGTACCAAACTCGGCAAAGTTGATTGGTTATTCATATTAGCCGGCGGAGGCGGCGGAACTGGCAGTGCCTGTTTCGCGCTCGACGATGTTTTCAAACGCTATTTAAATTCAGTAAGCGCTGAAGGTAAAGTTTTTTATATAGTTACTTGGCCGACTGCTCAAGAATTACTCAACGTAACAATTGCCAAAAATGCTATGTCATTGGCGAATGATGTGAAAGATTCTCCACATATAATTTTAGACAACGAAAGACAGGTTAAGTTTCTCAGAGGTAAAGTAGGGATGATGGGATTATTTCCAACTGCCAATACAGGTTTTGCAAAGCTCTTATCCCAAACATTTAAACTGGCTTCTGAAAAATCACCAATTCAATCATTTGATTCGAAAGATTTAGAAAGATGTATGAAGGCCGACGGGAGAATGTTAATTGGCTCAACTGTTATAAAAGAACCCAATATGTCAAATTTAGGTTCTGTAGTATTACAGAATTGTTATAAAAGATCTCCCTGTCCTCCATCAAAAGAAAAATCATCTATTGGTGCGTTGTTATTGGTAGCCAATTCAGAAATGGCTTCTGATCCCGACATAAGCCAACACTTAGATGCAGCCATATCTTATGTTGGCGGCCGCACAGAAACGTTATTTTCCGGTGTGTATATTAGAGATAATATACCGGGCCTCATTGCAATATTGCTAATGGGTGGCTTAAGCCAGTAATACTATAATAAGAATTAATTATAAAATTTATAATCCGGATTGGTTAGGTGATGGTAAACATGATGTCCCCATATACCTACAACAGTTCCTATGATAAACGACACCACTCTGACGTCCTCCCTGAAAGGTCAGTAAAGAAAGATGCATAAATTTATGCACTTCTATTAATAGATATGCTTTAAGATTGGCAATATTCTTAAAATATTTAAATTTAAGAAATTTTTTGAACTGAGCGGTGTGTCCACTTGATTTTTTTTGGGGGTTTGAATGAGAAACAATATATCAAATAAACAAAGTCGCCTAAAGCTTTATTGTAGCCTAATAGCTGTATAATAATGCCTTTTAATTTTGGTTTACGTATTTGAATAGTTAATTCAACCATATCGCCTAGATTATATTCGTTCAAGTTCTCCATACTAATAATTATCTCAAACAACTAATTATTAACGTTATGAAGAGAATAAGATACAAAGAAATCGATCGCCACAAACACACAGTAACGTTACCCGATATCCAATCAAAACCAATTGGATATGTTTATCACGATATTAATAAAAAAAGACATTTTTGGTTTATAAAACCTTATTTTGTCACTCTCTTTAAAGATAAGGGCGCACTAAATATAGGATATGATGATTTTACAAAAGCCGGCCGAGCGCTAGTAGAAATCTGGGAATATACTATGTTTCTTACTTCTAGAGAAGAAACAGATGAGTATCCTATAATTGATATGTTTAAGAATTTGGGACCTTAACTCCGTTAATCAACTCTAATTTTTCTATAGGCATAATTGCCGGCATTGCCCAGCGCGATGCAATATCTTCGTTTAGCCAATTTACTTTATATTTGTTTAAACCCAAATCAGCCGATATGATACCATGTGGTATATCATTGGGATGACTTTGTTTAAAACCTTTTAATTTTACTAGATCACCTATATTCATATTATAGTACTATTATAAACAAATATTATATAAAGTAAAATTATATTAAATGTATCACCCTAATTAATTTATAAACGGAGAAAAAAAATGGATATCACCGGTGTACACCCTGTATCTTCTGGCGCGCAGCCGGCATTACCAACTAACAATAGTTTAAACCCTGTAGTTGCGCCTGGAGATTCGAATTCTGGTATACAAAATAACGTTGGTTCTACACCAAGTGAAAGTGCGGATGAGGTACCATATGGCGGTGGCCCTGCTCCGCTCAAAGGTATGTCGACGGCCGATTTTTTAACGTTACATAATTCTGGTATCGATAATGATAATACAAATTTGATGAATAAACTATTAAAAATTCTAGAAGCAGTACTGGCTTTAGAGTTACTAGATAAAACGTTAGAGGCCGCGCAAGAAGGAGCAGAAGAAAATAATTTTAAGGAAATAGCTTAATGTCCCCTTTCTTTGAGGTGAAATATTACTCGAAAGAAGAGGTAGAGGATCTGCTTAAATTATCTATGACAGACAAATTTAATATATTTTATGATAGAAATAAAATAATAACAAATTTATGTAGGACTTTACTTAAAGTTTGGAAAGAAGTAGAAAAAGAACAAATAGAAAAGTAGTTATTATATGGAAGATTTAGAAAAAGAAACGTATGAAGCATTAAGATCACTTAAAGAAGAAATAGATCTTCTCGTTAAAGAGAATAAATATCTTATCATAAAAAACGAAAAATTGCAAGATGAAATTGATTCTTTGTGGTCTATGATGGATGAGATGACCAAATCGGATATTGAAAATTGGTCTCATTTAATGAAGGAAATAAAAGCAGACGTCATAACCAGATCGCTAATGATTACAAAAAAAGTTGCCAAATGTTAATATTAAGGAGTCAATAATGAAGTGAAAAAAATCATAAAATTATTTTTATTCAGTATATTTTTTATGGCGTCGATAATATCGACACAAACTGCAGCTGCGAAGAACATACCTAAATCCAAATTTTATGATTTTTCAGAACAATTGATTGATGGCGAAAGAAAAAAACCGACCACACTTTATCTAGATTCCAGAGAACAAGTTAGATTTGATAGATTATTAAAGTTGAAGAAAAGTTTTCTTCCAAAATTATTCTTAACTGCCAAGGAAAAAGTTTTTAAATGAAAAAATATAGTAATATATGTCTATTGTTGGGACTAGCGTTAATATTAAGTTTTTTTGTATTTTGCATATCTCAGGCAAAAAGTGAAACCTTGTACAGCCAATCAAATAATCAAGTACAAACACAGATACATGTACAGCAGAAACAAATTAAAAATAAATTAGATAGAATAGAAAGAAAGATGAAAAAAAGAGAAGAAAGAAGGAAATTAAGAAATAATTAATGGAATTTAATTTAGATAAAGTTAAAGATTGGTTTACGTTTGTTGTTGCTGTCATAACTTGTATAGCGGGCATAATATTCTGGGTACAGACTACAGATAATGATAGAATTACCAGAATAGAAATTGATATTACAGAACTACGAAGAAATATTGATAAAATCGAGTCAGATAGTCGAGAAATTTTACGAATCGTAGGAAGGTTAGAGGGACTAATTGATAAATGAGAAAAAAGCACATACTGCCTGGCACGTTATTAGCAATATTGCTGGGAATGTGTCTAACAGTATGTAGCGACTCAAATAATCCCGGGATGACCCTGGCACAAGACGTTAGCGAAGATAGTGAAGAAGAAGATGTTAATAATGGACCAGATATTGTTCCTTGGGTAATTGAAGATCCGGAACCTGATCCGGAATGTATTGAATGTGCAATGTATTTTTGTCCTCCATTAGATGCGATATGGAGAAAAGAAATATGTATGAATATTTGCGATGACCCTCCAACACTTTATTCTGAATCTGAATGTATACAGTATATGGAATGTGATCCAACGCAGTATCTTATTGATGAAGTCGAATGTGTGACAGAAGACGGGTATCCTGGTACTCAGGAAAAAGTCTGTAATAAAGGATTAATCCAATATACAGATTGTACTACGGCCTGTGAAGAAGAATTATGCAATTATGAAGATGATGACTGCGACGGTGAAATTGATGAAGGACAGCTGAATGATTGTGGTGAATGTGGTATAATTCCCTCAGAAGAATGTAATGGTATTGATGATAATTGTGACGGGGATACAGATGAAGATTTAATTCAGCCTTGTGCTACAGCTTGTGGCGCTGGATATGAAATGTGTTATGAGGGCAAATGGATATCTTGTACTGCTCCTCCAAAAAATGATGAAATATGTGACGGTTTAGATAATGATTGTGACGGCCAGATAGATGAAGGATTAGAGTGCGTCTGCACTATACAAGACATTGGTGTTTTATTCCCTTGTCAAGATGATCCTCTTATTTGTGGGCAAGGCTACAAGACTTGTCAATGTTTAGATCCTGATTGTATAAATCTAGCGATGACAGAATGTTATGCTTTGTGTTATTGGGCGCCTTCTGGCGATCCAAATGCTATTTGTGATCCTCTTATTGGTATGGAATTAAGTCAAGAAAAATGTAATAATTTTGATGACAATTGTAACCAAGAGATTGATGAAGATCTTTTTGGAGCATGCTATACCGGCCCAGAAGGTACTCTTTTAGTTGGTATATGTATACCCGGAGAAATGACCTGTGATGCAGGAACTTGGGGTAGCTATGATGAAAGCGAAGTTTTCGTCCCCTACTATTGCAAGGGTGAAATAGTCCCACAAGAAGAAATTTGTAATGGCCTCGACGATGATTGCGATGGTATAGCAGATTGGGGCGAAGAGATGAAAGAGACAGATGTGCTCTTTATTGTCGACTGGTCTGGTTCGATGGGCGACGAAATGAGTGCTGTAATGATAGCATTAAATCAGTTTGCACAAAATTTCAGTGATGAAGATGTTATTAAGTGGGCATTTATGAGAGGCCCAGTAGCTGTGTTACCTTCAACTTATGATGAACGTTTGGAACTAGTACAAGATTTAATTGGATTTTCCGATTACTTAGTTTCATTAGCCGGTATGGATACTAGCATGCAATCGATGAGCACTGCCTATGAGATGCTGTTGGATGCGATTTATATATCAGTTCAAAATATAACGGCTACACTACCACAACCTATTTCTAGTTTTGTTTGGCCCGGGACAGCCAACTTTGGTACAAGTGTGGTCGAATCGGAACCTCCATTACAAAATTTTGATATTAGCTGGCGCTCCGGAGCCGATCGTATAATTATTGTTTTTAGTGATGAAGTACCTCAAAGTTATTTAGAGCCAAACTTGAGTATAGAAAATGTAAAAACAGCTGTTTCTGGTACGCCACAGCTTAAATTATTTACATTTTCTAGAACAGCCGGCTCATCGCAGTGGGAAGATATAGCTGTTGCCGGCAACGGCGCTTGGTATAAATTAACAAATAATCCCACAGAAATGTACGCTAGCTTGATGGAGATTCTAGATGAGATATGCAAAGGTGGGACAGATGAATGATAAAAAAACTTGCCATTTTTTTAATCGTGATATTGTGCAGTATCACCTGCAACAGCCATAACTCAACTATTTTTCTCAACAATGATTATAGAGTAGTTTATAAAAGAGCGCAGTGCAAACCAGCTGATAATTTTCCTCAAATGATTATAATTCCTTATTTTAGTGAAGCAACTCAAATAGTACCAAATTGTAAAACCTATCCAGTACATAAAACTACATTTGCTTTATTTGTTTTTTATCATCAATGGTTAGAATATTTTGAAGATAAAAATATGGCAGTCAGAGGAATGCTTGAAAAAGTAATGATTCAATGGGATACCGAAAAGCGCACTAGTGGAAAAGGATATGATATACACGGCGATCGTTATGAAGATCGCAATATCATAGGCTTAGTAGAAACAAATAACATTATATGGGTTTGGCAAGGATACAATCATAGAATTTCTGAAAGCGCTTTAATTCATGAATTGGTTCATTTGGCTCTGCGCGCCAAAAATGGTACCGCAGACCCCGACCACGAAGGTCCTAAATATCGTGGCTGGACTAAAATTCACACACATATGATAGTAGAAACAAAACAAATGTTACGCGCGTTTGAATTATAAACTATTTATATTTATGAATATTTTGTTTGAGCGATGGCGCGCCTATTTATTAACAGAGAATAATATGGATACAGATCAGGTATCAAAAGTCGTTCTTCATGATAAGGAAAACAAAATTTTATTATTGAAAAGTGATATGGGAGACTTTAAAGGAGAATGGGATTTACCGGGTGGACATATCCATAGCGATGAGACCGACGTAGAGGGTCTTTTAAGAGAAGTTAAGGAAGAGACAGGGCTAGATATAAATAATCCACAAAAGGTCTTTAAAGAGCAGAGAATCACCTATTTTAAAGCTTCTATGCCGTCGGCCAAGATTACATTAAGCCACGAACATTCTGGCTATGATTTTTTTGAACTTGGTGAAACTCAAAAAGATAATTTCGAAACTTCGAAAAAATTTAAAAAAGCAATTAAAAAAGCAATGAAAATATAGAGGAAAAAAATGAAACTATTACTTGAAAACTGGCGAAAGTATTTGACCGAGGCTATAGGGGCTGATGAAAATCCAGATCTATCTCAAGATCCTGAAGCTTTTCAAACTGCTAAAAAACCTATTCCTCTTGATTTTAGATATGCTGAAGAGGGCGAAATAATATACACTCGGGAAAGTCCAGCACCTAAAGGTGTTACTGTCCCTCCCGGCGGCGCAGCCGTTATGACAGGTACTAGGGGCGAAGAATGGCCTATTCCTCTAGAGCACCCCAAGGATCCTGCGAAAAGTTTTGGAAATACGTATGATATTTTGGAACCCGGGAAGGCATCAAAGAAAAACATACCAGTTTTTGCTAAAGAAATGCAACAGCCATTTCAAGTAAAAGTTTCTTGGTCTCCCGATTTGTTACAAGGCGAAGCAGGAGATATCTTGGTGCAATATGGCCCGGGAGATTATGGTGTTGTTGGAGCAGAAATATTTGGAGAAACATATGAAACTATTACTTGAAAACTGGCGACAGTATTTGGAAGAACAAAATACGCCAGTTGCCCAAAATTATTCGTCTGTTAATATTGATAATGATGCTGTACAGCTTTTATTATCTAAAGCAAAAGAACATGTCGGTGAAATTCCGGAAGGTTTTAAAGATAAAGAAGGTAAATGGCCGCACCATATGACAATCAATATGGGCCCTTTGTTACAAGGCTGGGAAGAAGGAAGTGAGCTAGTTTTGGAAATTGATGGATGGGGTATTATTAATGATGAATCCGGACAAGCCATGGCCTTCCGTGTAAATAAGACAAAATTGCCGGCTCCAACTAAAAATGCAGCTCCTCATATTACAACATTGGTTGGTCCTGGCGGAAAACCATTTCATTCTAATAAGATTGTAAATTGGGAGCCCATTGAGTCTTTTGGCGTCAAAGGTACAGTAGTGGCCGCTGCACAGCAAAAGAAAAAAGAAAAACCTAAAAAACAACAGAAGCCACAAGGTCAAGCTAATCCTGTTGAATTTGCTAAAAGTTTAGCGGCCCGCGGGCTACCGGCAGATAAGATTAAAAATATTATAATGAACAAATTTAATAAACCAGAAGCAGCTGCTTTGGGAATTATGAGAGGAGCAGGGATACAATGAAACTATTACTTGAAAATTGGAGAAAATATTTAACCGAAGGGGAACAAAATAAAAAAATCTTTGTTTTAGTCGGCCCGCCGTCAATTGGCAAATCAACTTGGATAAAAAATACGTTTGAAGAAACACCCTACATTATTAATAGAGATGATATTGCAGAAAGTGTTGCTTCTGAATATGGATGGACATACGATGATATGTTTTCTTCTCCACCGCCAGGCTCCACAGTGGGTGAAAAAGATTCAAAATATGGCAAAGTAATTGAATCGCCTTCTTGGATGACTTGGCAGCCTCTTTCTTTTGATAAGGTCATAGAAGCCAACAATAAAGTACAGGATCTTTTTTCACAAAAAGTCGCCGGCGCAGTACCAAGTGGCTTGGATATTGTTATCGATATGACAAATATGAATTCTGGTGCGCGAGCTAGAGCTTTGGAATCTGTTGAAGGTCGAGAAGAAGAATATGAAAAGATAGCTGTTGATTTTAAATTTGAAGGTGCTGAAGAATTAATTAAAAAGGTTGCTCATAATAGAACAGAAACTGCAAAGAGAATGGGTAAAAGTAAAACAATACCGCCGGCCGCATTTGATAGAATGTTTAAAGCTTATGAAAAACCTTCGCCGGCGGAAGGTTTTGATCAAATAGTGGATGTTGATAATCGAGATTTATTAAAAGACTTGGCAAATTCCTAGAGGAAACAAATGATACATATACAAGAAAATTGGCGAACTTTTTTAAATGAAGCAGAATTAAAACATTCAGAAGCCGCGGCCAATGCGATATATAAAATTGCTGTTAATGCAAAAAATAGTGATAAAGAACACAAAGAAATTATAAAAATTCCATCTAGCGAAATTTATTATCTCGATAATAATCTGATCAAAACTGGTGCTATACTGGTATATTATGGAAACATAAAAAATGAAGATTTTAAAAAAATAGCAAAACCTATTATAAATTATTGGGATGCAGAGACAAATGCTTTTAAATCTGACTGGGTAGATAATATATTAAAAAATTATTCCTTTCCTCTTTTAGTAGAAATAGGTAAATTTGATTTTCTAGGAAGAGCAGCTACGGCTATGATTACTGGCAAACCAGATCATTTAATTGTACAGCTAAATCCATGGTCTCCAATGTTAAAGAATGATGATCAATTAAAAGACACTATTAGACATGAACTACAGCATATAACTCAAAAAGTAAATGGCTTGTCATTGAGTTATGGAAAACAAATAGTTAAAAATAAAGGAGATATTACGAATATTGAACCTTTAGATTTAAAAGATCAAAAATCATTTGGAGAATTTGGCGTTGGTAAAGAAAAAACTGGTCTAAGACAAGGTGCAACAAGCGATAAAGATGCACAGGCCGCCGCCCCTGAACCCGGCGAACCGGTCGATCGATCGAGCGAGGATTGGACCTGGAGAGTTTGGAGAGAGAAAAAATATCTTGGAGATGATTTTGAATATGAAACTTGGTTGTCTGATATATTATCTGATTATGTTAGGTGGATTTTTAATAATGAAAACTTAAAAGATCCTTTAAAGAAAAATCATTTAGTTTTTGCCGGCTTCAAAGAAGCATATTCAAATATTTTGATGGAAACCAAAGATGTATCTGAGGGAGTTCTTGATTTTCTCAAGAGAAAGAGAAAAAAGAAATCAAAAGAAAAATCGTCGAAAGAACCAGCTGGAATGTCAGACAGAAAAAAAATTATTGGATTTGCAAAAGAAATGAATATGAATCCAAGAAAATATATAAATTTTTATAAGAAAAAGCTTTCGTATAATCAACTAGCTGTAAAATATACTAAAATGCTAATTAGCAATGATGCAATTATAAAACAATTTGATGAAAAAGCAGCGCCAGAAGGAATAGAATATTCAAAAGCAATTAAGATACTTTTAGAATTAAGACCAAAAGAATTCCCAGCTGATTTTGTAAAAAATTTAGAAATTCGTTTACGTAAAATAAAATAAGGAAATAAAGAATGGGATCGAAATTTGGAGACTCTGGTGATGACACCTTAATAGATGGTGATGATGATATTATTCTCGATGCTGCCGGTAACAATATATATTTTGATGCCGCCGGAACTAGAGTTATGAGTATAATGAATATTAGCAGCGACGTTTATCTCCAGCCAACTGTCTCAAACAAAGACCTTTGTTTAGCGACTCAGGGAGATAACACCGTTCTTACAGTCGATTCTAGTGATAGCGCCCTTAAGATTAATAGAAATTTTGGCTTGACAGTCAACACCCTGATGAATTCTTCTGCTGCGCTAAGTGCGACTGCGCCATTTAACAAAATGGTTAATACAACAGGCAGCGATATTACTGGCACGTTACCAGATCCCACATTTGAAGGCCAGGTACAGATAATTCTTGGTGTACAAACTAGTTCCGGCAACAATATAGTTTCATATAAGAATGCAGCCGATGGTACCACATCAAAAACCTTAACAAACGGCACCGCGATAACATTAATTTCATTTGATGCCACCGGTGGTGGCGCATATCGGTGGTGTCCAGTAGGAGACGTCAGCTAATGAAGCTCATAATCGAAAATTGGCGAAAATTCCTAAATGAAGAGATCACAGATGATATTCTTGATACCATAGCAGATCTTGAAAAGCGTAAAAAAGCAGCACAAGCCGGCTCAAAAACCTGGCAACCAACTGGTGACGAGACAGACTGGAAAAAATTCAAGCAATGGCGTGATTTTACCCGGGCACACGAAGCCGGCGTGGCTAGCAGCGGCACCGGGCCGTACGACGACGCGCAGCCGCCAGAACAGCCAGAAGATTTTGAAAAAGCTGTTAAACAAAAAAGTTCACAAAAATATGAAGATATTTTACAATATAATTGTGAAATATTTAGAAAAGATCTGCGCCGGCTCTTTCATCATTCAATATCTTGTGATGATTTGAAAAATGCTACGCAAGGGCTGAACCCGGGTAAAGGCTCCCCAAGTCAAATATTTAGTAATTCTAGATATGTAAAAATAATCGGAACTGGAGGCTTCGGGGTTGCAGCATTGTTTGAAAACGACCATATAGTTAAAATATTTCACGGAGGTGTCGGCGCCCGGCGAGAAGATCCATTAAAGGGTGAATTAGAAGGTTATCAAGCCCTTTTAGATTCGCAACTTGCAGGAGTTGCTAAATCATATGACCTGGCGGTATATGAATTTGGTACCATCCCCACCCACCCGGGCTTTGTTGGATACGCAGAAATAGGCAAAGTAATTCCATTTGGAAATTGGTCTAGCGATAATTTTGATATGGACGTCCAAGAGGATATTGAAATTTTTTTATGGTCTGATTTAGCCGTCGGGTTGGAAGCTGCCTGGCGCGCAGATAAGGTTAAAACATTTGATCAGGTTGATGGTGGTGCAAAAGAATATATAGATTATATAATGAACGGGGATCCAAAAAAAGAAAAATATCCTACAGCTGGAGGGCCCTGGGAAGGAATAAAAGCCGGCGGCTTAAATAACGTTAGCACAAGTGTACATAATTATGGCTGGAGATCGAATCACAAAGATGACCCGGGCTATTATGAAATGCCACCAATTCCGCCGGCACTTCATCGCGGCAAGGGTAAGAAATTTCTTCATTCTTTATTGACTGCAGTCTATAGAGCTTCGAAACTAAATGGAGGCATATATCTTTATGGGCCCCAAACAAGTGATATACATGAAGGAAACTTTGGAATTTCTTATCAAACAGGCGAAGTTATAATCTTCGATAGGTAATTATTAATATGAAACTTATAATGGAAAATTGGCGCGGCTATCAAGAAAAAGTACTCTTACAAGAAGGTGTAGTTGATTACATAAAATCTGGCTTTGAAAAACTTGTTAACATGCCTAATAAATTTGATCAGCTCGTACAAGCAATCAAGCAAGAATTTGAAAATACTTATATTGAAAAATTGAATATTTTAGCCCAATCTGATCAAATGCAAGAAATTGGAAAAGATGTTGCTGATAAGATTATGCAAAATTCTGATATGGAAACGCTGAAAGAAGAGTGGACATCAGATTCCTCTACAAGGCAATTCTCGTTAGAAGACTTAGCACAAATGGGTGTTGGAAAAGAAACTATTGAGTTAGTTGCTCATACTGTCACAGATACCGGCGCAGAAGCTCTTATAAAATCTGCAGAAAATATCGTAGGCAAGGCATTGCCGCCTAATATTAAAGATTGGCTAGTAAGGTTTGCTTCAAAATTTGTAGGTAAATTTGTTTTTGGCTTTATTGATAATTTTATAATGGTTTTAGCAGGAAGCTTCATAGATACACAATTTGCGGGACTAAGTGCCTCACTAGTTAGTGCTGCAAATGCAGGACTTATGTCAGCCGGCTTTGGGAATACTGTCTCTGATGCTATAGGGGAATTGGCCGGCCAGAAAATCGAAGATGTACTAAAAGATATGGGTTTGGATCCTAAAGATGTAACAGACGAACAAGTTGCTGCTGGGCCAAAATGGATGAGATTTTTAGACAAGAATGCCAGTGTTATTGGAATTATTTTAGGGTGCTTTGCTGGACTATTTCCATTATTCTTTTTTACGCTGGGGGAAGAGAAAGAAAAAAATGAAACTATTATTTGAAAATTGGCGAAAATATCTGATGGAAGGTTTGGAAGAGCTTAAGCATATTTCTGCAAAACCGTGGGCCGCGGCCGAAGCAAAAAACGAATGGGGTGAAGAAATAAAAACTTCTTTAGATAACGGCGATGAATATATTGGTCAACGTTGGCCTGATTTAAATAAACAAGTTATAGAAGAAAAATATCCGTTTATGCTTTCTGCAGAAGATTTTGCAGAAGTTTTATCAAAAGCACCAATAAAAAATCTTTCGCCATCCCAAATGAAAGATATTCATAATCACGCCCAAGTATATAATATTATTGAAATGTATGAGAAGGATAAAAGCCCTGAAGAAGTTGAAAAGGAAATGTTTGAATTCTTTAAAGGACATACTACAGATCCGGATGCTGCTGGAAAAACGTATCCCAAGGAATCAAGCTATAAAAGGTGGGTGGATGAATTTGCTAAATCGGATGTGTCAGATAAACCACCAATAGTTTTAGAATTACCAGATGGAAAATTAGCACACATTGGCGGCCAAACACGACAAACTGGCGCTTTAACAAATAAAAAAATTATTCCATATGCCGTTATTTCGCCAGTGCAAGGAGAGAAAGATGAAACTCCTACTTGAAAATTGGCGACAGTATCTCAATGAAATTGAATCTATAACTCCGATATTAGACAAAGATGACATAGAAAAGACAATAACTGGCCCAGAATTTAGTTTTAACTCTTTAAAGACCTCATATCATCGATGGGGATACCAGCGCCCAAAAATTGATTATTATTTTGATGAGCAAAGTAAGGATTGGAAGTATATGGCCTATATTTTAAATAATCCGGATAAACCAGACCTAGAGTCCGAAGAAAATGAAACTCTTGAAAACTTTTTGGGCCGTGTAAGAGATTTTCCTCGTCAATTAAAATTCAAATTTGGAGAATCTCTTTATTATGGTACCTCAACCACTTTTCAACAAGAAATTACCGAAAACGGTATAAAAGCACCTAGTAAATGGGGAAGTTACGGCTTGGCAGAAGAAAATGCGATGAAAATCGTTGAAAAACACGGCGGGGAGCCAATGGTTATCCAAATACCCTGTTCAGAGTTCAAAAATGATTTTTTACTTGACGAAGCTAGTGAAAATGGTATAATTTATACTGAGGATTTTTTTATTAATTTAGAAAAACAAGAAAAAACGTTAGTATGAGTAAAAAATGGTTAAAAATGAAGAAAAAACACTTCCATATGTGATTTATTGTGATATGGACGGCGTTTTGGTTGATTTATTCGAGAATGGAGTGTATTTAGAGGCAAAAGATCCAAAAATACGCAAAAACCTTCAAAAGATCATCAAAATGAACTGGAAATGGTCAAAAGACCACGAAGATCCCGATATTCAAGAGACTTTGGTCTGGATTCGGCAATTATTGGGCGATAATCGTCAATTTTGGGCCAATTTAAGGCCTCTTCCGGGTATTTTACCCTTCTGGAAGCATTTGAATAGTGTCGGAACAGTAAAAATCCTTTCTCACCCTTGGGATGAGGCCTCTGCAGAGGGCAAAAGAGACTGGATTAAGAGATATTTGCTTCCAAATCTTAAAAATGAGGATATTTTGCTTCCATTAGACGGAAAAAAGGAAATTTGGGCTCAAAATGGTGGAAAACCTTGTGTTTTAATTGATGATTTTACCACATATACGGAGAAATGGGAAGAAAATGGAGGTATTGCTATCTTGCATACATCAAATCAAACAACAATTCAAGCTTTAAAGAAGCTTGAAACTACTTAATAAAGGAATAAAATGAATAAAATGAACGTAAATATTAATGATGCCGAAGATATGAAATGTCCAGAATGTGAAAATGAGTATTTTAAGCCTGTTTTCAGGGTTAAGAGGATAAGTGCCTTCATTTCGCCCTCCGGAGAAGAAACAATGATACCAGTTCAGCTTTTAGCGTGCACAAAATGTGACCATGTAGTGAGTGATATAGAATAAATGCAACTTCAATACAAGAAATTATGGGAAGAATTCCAAAAAGATGCTCAAAAAATAGATTTGAGTAGTTTAAAGATTAAAAATACCTTAAATTCTAGTTTTTGGAGTGAAAATAACGACTTTGATCTTTACATTAGGGAAAGATTACTAGAAATAGCACAAGAATTCTTTGAAAATTTGGGGCTAGAGGGTGTTGAAATTGAAGATATAACACTAACTGGCTCATTAGCTAGCTATAATTGGTCTGAATATTCTGATATAGATCTTCATATTGTTATAGATTTTAAAAAAGTTGATGAAAATTTTGATTTAGTGCGTGAATATTTCAACGGAAAGACATTTATTTGGAATAATAAACATAAAATTGAGATTTTAGGCTATGAAGTAGAGATTTATGTACAAGATCCGAGCGAAACACACCATTCATTGGGAATTTTTTCCCTTTTAAGCAACGAATGGGTATCAGAGCCAACGAAAACAGACAAAAAGATCGATTTTGAAGGTACAAAAAAGAAAGCTATACAAGCTATAGACTGTATTGAGCGTGTTTTTGATCTTTTTGAGGATAAAAAGTATAAAAAAACACTAGAATGTGGTAAAAATATTAAAGAAAAGATTAAAAATATGCGAAAAACTGGTCTAGAAACTACCGGAGTTTTTTCAATTGAGAATTTAACGTTCAAAATACTACGAAGAATGGATTACTTAGGGGATTTGAACGAAATAATTGATAAATCTTACGACAGAATACACTCTTTGGCAAAGAAATTCACAAAAAAGTTAAAAATATATGTTTCAGAGCCAGAAAAGAACGAAAAACCAGGTTTTTTTGCTTTAAATGAGCTTGAAAAATATCAAAAAAAGCTAAAAAGACGCCATAAAAGGCAGAAAAAACGCCTAATTGGACTGGGAAAACAGAAAAATAAGCCCCCATATAGCCATAAACCGGCCTATAAGAGGGCAAAATCAGCCCCTTCGGGGGCTGGCGGAGCTTAAAAAAGTACTCAAAAATATAGGTATTTATCTTTCTTAGATAAACAAAACTAATTATTTTTGAGTATTTTTTTAAAAAAGGGAATAAGACAGAAAATGACCTCTGCAAAATATAAAAATCGTATTAAAAATATCATTCTTAGTGAAACAAAGTCTTATTTCAAGAAATTAAAAGAAGAAGAAGGTGAAGAAGAGGAAGTATCTCCTGCAGAACCAGAAGCCGAACCAGACGAAGATGCCATGGCTGCGCAAGCGGAAAAAGAAACAGAAAAGAAAGCAGCTGAAACTGGCGAACAAGGGGGTGAAGGACAGCCTGCTGAAAAAGCAGGAAAATCTGGTTCTGGAGATTTTATGGCTAAACTTCTTGGTATGCATGTACCTACAACTGGTGGTGGATATTATGGAAGTGAAGAATACTTAAAAAAGTATTATGGTTCGACAGGTTCCGGACCAAAGTCAGCAGATATCGGTGGATCTGCAGGAGATACTCGTTCTCAAGGATCAACTTCTGGAGGATCGGGTGGTTCATCGACCGGCGGATCCGCTGGCGGTGATCGCTCTCAAAAATCAACTTCTAAGGGAAAAGACGCCGGCGATCGCGCACTCTCGGACACGCCGAAAACACCTAGAGGCGCTGTACTTAATCAGTTCGAGTGGGTCTCCATTGATAAGAGATCCAAGAGAACTAAAAAAGATTTGTTTTGGAATAGCGCGTCAGATGTACATTTAGATGATATTATGTTTGTAACACCAGAGGAGAGATACAAAATTTTTGAAGAGCTTATGGGTCGGTCTCATCCACAAGCAGATTCTGAACAAAAATTAAATCGTTTTATGACACTCCCTCGACTTTTTCATGACGCACCGGCAGAAGTTATTGGGGCAGTACTTCTTAGTTTCAATAGATATGGTACACAAGATGTTGCGGACGCCTTTAGGAAATATCATACAAACTATGAGCCTGGAAAAACCGATGACGAGTGGAAAAGCAAAGAAATGGCACGAAAGAAGGTATTATATCAAAAATACAAACAGATGGTATATAAAAGATATCTTGAAATTAAGGCCGAGCGAGATCGCGCCAGAGAAGATCCGAGTGATCCCTTCGCATCAAACCCCTATGCGAAGGAAGATTTTTTTATAGAGGATTAGGGGATTTTTAAGGAAATACACAAATTGGAATATTCAATACAAAATAATTCGAATAAAGATATGGAAAGCGTTACAAATATGGCTGGTAGTTTGTTACCATATGCCCAAAAGCGTTTGGGGTATAATCGTCCCGTAAGCATTGTTTTTGAATCTGATTTTGAAAATTCTGAAAACATATTGGGAAAAACAGCTTATTATAATCCTTCTAGTGATCAAATTACTATTTTTGTTGACCAAAGACATCCAAAAGATATTTTGAGATCTATTTCCCACGAATTAGTACATCATACACAAAATTGTAGAGGTGAATTTGATGGGAATAAGAGTGTTGGTGAAGGATACGCTCAAGTCGACGAACATTTGAGAGAAATGGAAAGAGAAGCCTATTTAGAGGGACAATTACTTCTCAGAGATTGGGAAGACGGAATAAAAAAGGAGAATTCTAGGATGAATGAACAAAAAGTTAGGGAGTTGGCTCGTAGTATTTTAAAGAAGCTTAATGAAAAGTTTGATAATAAGCTGGTTTTAAAACAAGAAGAACAACAAATCGAAGAAGAAGATATTTCTGAAACAGAGGCTGTTGAAGAAGAGGTTATTGAGGAAGAAGAAGTCGTTGAGGAAGATTCTCAAAATGAAAACCTCAATGAAAGCTTTACCTCAAAGAAAGAACAAAGACTTTTTAAAGCCCTTATGGGCAAGTGGTGCAAATAAATGGAAGATGATGGTAGAGGTATCGATAAAGATTTTGTAATTCGCCGTCATGAAATTGTTAATTCTGAATGGAAGGCTGATGATACATCAATGCGAACTTATTTAGGAGCAAATTGTCGCCGATGTTGGGGACTTGCTTCTGCTTCAGAATTAGATACTCCCAGAGGAGTTCAACAAGTACCTATCATAAAATCTGTGCCTGGTGTTGTAAATTTGCATATGTCAGGATACGCAGTTGTTAGAAGCTAAAAAAAAGGAGAAAATATTATGGCTAGCCCAAGATTAAGAAGAGCAAGAAAATTAGCAGCGCTTCGCGCAAGAAGAACAACCGAAACAGTTGTAGTAACGCCGCCGGTAGTTGAAGAAACAGTTGTAGTAACGCCGCCGGTAGTTGAAGAAACACCTAAAGCTAAAGTAAAGAAAAAAATGAGTAAAGCTAAAAAATAAGGATTTAAACGATGGGCTATAAACATATGTCCCACATATACGAGAATCCAGATCTCAAATTCTCTGAGATAAAGGATATCTTTATAAAGGCGTCAGAAGGAAAGTTGGAAGGAACTGAGAAAACTGATGGCCAAAATATGCACGTTTCTTTTTCTGTTGTAGACGGAAAAGCACGAGCTTCTAGAAATGATTCTATGCTTAAAGGCGTGTATGCTGTTAAAGATATGGGAAAGGTTCGCAAACACCCTCCCGGCGGCGTCGACGCAGTTGGCTGGGCTGAAAAATGGGCCGAGCATCCTTCAAAAACCGTTAGGGCTGCTTTTGCGGAGGCTTTTGAGATCTTTGAAACGGCAGCAAAATCTTTATCTCCAGAAGAGCAAGAAAAGATATTCGGTGATGGTGTCAATTACTTGATTTTTTATAATTGCGAAGTTCAAGATCCTAGAAATATGAACACAATTCGCTATGATAAAAAAACCCTAACAGTTCATAGGGTTGGACACCTATACATTGATTTAAAAGATGGTACGGTAAATGAAAATATAAGTGTAGAAAACTATGCATATGCTTTACAAAATTCTTTAAGAACAATGCAGAAAAGTATCGAAAATAGTGAATTTGCTTTCGAAATAAATGCGATTAGGCAACTCAAAGCCTTAACAGATAAAAAACCACTAGATACTGCTCTCCGCGGATTAGAAAGTGTAATTAACGATGCAGGAGTGGCCGATTCTGGCACTGTTGGAGATTATACAATTGTAAGATTATTAGGAATGATTAGACCTTACGTTAGTTTACCAGAAGAAAAAGAAAAATTATTATTAAAGAAGATATTAGGACACAAAGGTCTCAAGATTAATTTAGTTAAAAAAGATTTATCGCCTGAAGATAGAGAAGCAGTTGGCCAACTATATTCTGATCGTCGGAAGCTGTTAAATAATGCCATTAGACCAGTTGAGAATGTAATACATGATTTTGCTGTTGAAATGTTAAAGAGCTTTGAAAGTGCGTTTGTATTAAATCAAAAAGAAGAAGTTCAAAGATTAAGAAAAGCCGTTGAAAAAGAAAGAAAAGAAATTGAAAAATCCGGCAGTGAAGAAAAGATGGCCATATTGCTAAGGCATATGGAAAAAATTAAAGATATTGAAAATATTTCATCAGCTGCCGAAGGATTTGTTTTTGATTATGATGGAAAAACTTATAAATTTACCGGCAATTTCGCACCAATAAATCAAATTCTCGGAATTCAAAAATATGATAGAGTATCTACTCCACAAGAAGGAATGGAATATAAGCGTGATGATTCCAATAAAGAATTATCAGAACACGAAGAATATCAAGAAGAAACACTGTATGCTATATTTCCAGGAAAATTTAAGCCCCCGCAACGCGGTCACTTAAATGCTGTTGAGCATTATAGTAGAATTGTCGATAGTATGGCTGGTTCGAATGGAAAAGTTGTTATTATGGTTTCACCAAAAGAAAAAGAATATGGTGAAAATAATGAAAAGAAAATTACCTGGGATCAATCAATTGCAATTTGGAAACTTTATATAGAAGACGCGCACCTGAATAATGTCGACATAATTAAATCCCCAAAAATGTCTCCAGTGGCCGCGGCCATTGATTTCGCTTCAGATATCGCAGAACCAGGCGATCGAATAATATTGGCCGGGAGTACCAAAGGCGGCGATCACCAAAGATTTGCCGGAGATGTTAAAAAACACGCAGCTTTTGGAGTTGAAGTTTTAGATCCTATGGAATTTATTTATAAACCAGAAGAAATGGGTGGTGATCCAGATATGCACGCTACTGGTTTTCGTGATGCTTTAGCTGCTGGCGAAAATATAATAGGCTTTATACCAGAAACCTCAGCTTTTAGAGAAGAAGAGATAAGAAATATTTTGTCAGGAGAAGAAAAAAAAAGTCTGACTATGGAGTCCCTATTTTCTTTGGTTGAAGAGGCTCTAAGTGAAGATAAAAAACCAAATCCTTGGGCTATATGTACTTCAAAAGTCGGCAGAGAGGACAAAGATAAATATGAAAGATGTGTTAAAAGTATAAAATCAAAACATAATATTGACGAAGATCAATTAGAAGAAGAAGAATTAGAAGAAATTTCTGCAGTTTCTGGAGGGGGTATGCAAGGATCTCCTGGCACAAGAAAAAATAAGGAAACACTAATTAGAGAAATACTACAGACAGGAGTAGCAACAATGTATAATGACAGAGAAGCATTAGTTCAAGAAACGCGTTTAAGAGGACTAATTCGTAAAGGCATAAAAATAGTTTTAGAAAGACAAGATAAAGAAAAACAAAAATCTCTTTTAGAAGAAAAAAAGTTAAGAAAAGTTATTCGTGATTTGATTCTTGAAACCGCTACAGGCGATAATGATCCTACTCCTCATGCATCTACTGGAATTAATGTCTTGGAAGATCTTCTTAAAAAGATTATTCCTGTCATAGAAATGGATTTTAAAAAATTAACCTCTAGTGATGACCAGAGAGTTTCATACAGAGCACATATGATACAAGCAGTTGAAGATACATTGGCGCCAGCAATTGCTTTGACCCACACTGGTCAAGAAGAAACACAAGAATTAGAAGAGCAGGAAGTTGATATTAATGTAGGGGAGACTCCACAAAATGATCCATCTTTTATTGATATTCGAACCGATAAAGAAAAATCTGCCGAAGAAGAGATTGAAGAGCCTGATGAAAAAGACGATTTTGGGATTGAAGGACAAGACCAAACAGGCAGAAATGTTGCTTTTGATACTTTTAAGAAAATTGGTACAAATATTGTCGATGCATATGATATTTTATCGGCCGATGAAGATAGAGAACTATTTTATGATTATTTAATCACAAATCTCAAGCTTTATTTTGATAAATTTGAAAACGATATGGGAGTCGTACAAGAACCTACTACTGATGAATACGAAGCTGAAGTCGGCCAGAAAGCTGAACCAGAAGCTGAATTGTCTCAACTGCCTCTATAATGTGGGAGCCGAAACGAAGAACATATTCGAAGCCAAATCAAGAATATTATTCAGTATCTAATAAATTAAAATCAGAGGGTAAAATTACTAATGATTTTGAAGTTATGTTGTCTTCTCTGACACTAGAAGATATTATAGCCCTTCGTTTGGAGCTAGCCGCAAAAGCGGTTAATGGAAAGCTTTATGGTTTAAAAATTTGGGAGTCAATTCCCAAGATTGTCAAAGAATCGGTTTTAAAATACACATATTCAGCCGCTAGAACTAAAAATGAAGCAGCTGCTTTTCTTGGAATAAACAAGAATGATTTTCGAAAATTACTTAAGCAGTTCGATATTACTAATTTTTTTCAAAAAAATACTTGACTTTATATATTATATTCTTATAATTAAAAACAGCTCTTTAAAATTATGGGGATGAATTGGTATCGACTGGATATCGAGAATATTAAGTGCAAGACTGTGTGGGTAGGCACAGTAAAAAAACCCAAACTTAAAAACGCCAACGATAATAGCGTTAATTTTGATTACGCCCTAGCGGCATAATCACGGGGCGGCAACAGCCTTGTTAATAAAAGTTGCATTTAGTGTTTAACAATTTGAGAAAAAATGGTTATCCTGTTTGCAACAGGTGGGTGTTGAAAGGCTGGTAATTCAACTATTCTTGTGAATGACTTAATATTTAAAATATTTAGGACTCGGGTTCGACTCCCGACATCTCCACCAAGTACAAATTAAATGGAGGCCAAAATGGCAACAGTAAAAACTACGAATGAGAACAATAAAGAATTAAGCGAGACAGTCAACAAACTAAGTACTAGAATAAGTGTCTTAAGAGATGAGTTAGCTAGTATGAAAAATGATGTACATCTGTTCAAGGAATCTGTTAGCAAAGATCTTAAAAATATTGTAACATTTCTTGGTAAGAATAAAAAATAATGACAAATACAGAAGAAAAGCCTATTATAAACAAGCCCTGGAAAAATGAATCTTTTCATTCATCTTATGAATCTGCAGATGCTAAAAGAAATAAATTAATACGCATATGGGATGACGATGAAAAACACAAAGGAATGCAGGTAAAAGTAAAGCGTCTTTCTTCTAGAAATCAATTTGTTGTTAAAACAAGATTACATCCGGATTTTGAACAGAAGCAAGATAAGGAGAAAAAAAAGAAAAATGCCAAACGTAATAAAAAAAATAAAAGAGCTAATGAGGGAGGAAAATATGACCCTCAAGCAACTTCTTAAAAAATATCCACATTTGGCAGAAATGCACATAGAAGAATCTATGGATTTGGATGAAATACAAGAAAAACAAAGTTGCGCTAGCGGCAGAAAACAAAATAAAAAGAAAAAATTGCTATTGGATTAAAATGAAAACTAAAATATATTATTTCACCTTTTTTGACTCGTTTACACAACGAAGTGAAAATCTTAAAGTGGAAGCAAAAACATTTGCAGAAGCTGTTAGTCCAGCTTATATACATCGTCAAACCTTGAATAGACAACATACCAAAAGTAATTGGGATATAATTAGGCTAAAGAGCAAAGATATCAAAGCTAAACAAACCTAAATTATAGTCTTTAGGCCCAGGTACCAGAAAACACCCCAAAAATCGATTTTTATAAAAAAGCAGGTATATCCTTGAGTTAACAAATAGAATCGATTAAAGATACCTTAAATATCAAGGATAAGGCATTAGAGCGACGCTACCATGACATCTAGGCAAGAATTAGATCGTTTAAAACAAATCTATAAAGAAGAATCGATCAAGATCTTAATGGACCACGATGTAATTTTTCATATGAAAGGGCTTGATTCGGATATAAAAATAGTTTTTGTTGAACAAGATGAATATTCGCCCGAAGAGGTTACGTTTGAGATGTTGGAAAATTTTAAGCAAAGAATACAAAAAGAGATTAACCCCACGTGGTATGTGGGAATATTTTTTACAGATATTGAGGCCGCGGATACAGCTAATAGATCAGAAGAAGAATATCAATTATAATTAATGTAAAAAATTCCACAAAGCTTTATACGTTGATGATACAGAAATATGATGGAAATATATCAAAACAGAATGTGTAACGCCAACAATTCTACCTTCACTATTTAATAGTGGTGATCCGCTAGATCCACCAGCTGCTGGTACTGTATAGTAAGCACGATTAAACTTGTTCCCAGCAAAGCGGCCTTCTAAGATCGGCACCATTCCCTCCTCTGCTACTCCGATCGGCGAGGCAACTGAATATATATGTTCTGCATATTCAGGCTCTCTGCTGCTAATTTTTAGTATTGGATCCCCTACCATATCCAAATAATCAACGCTCTTCAATAAGCACAGATCGTTCTCTTTATCTATTTTTACTACGGCAAGATCATACTTATCGCTACTATAGCCTTCCTTAAGGCTAAAAAGATCATAATTAACAGTTGCAGCTGCCAACATAGCTTTAAATTCTAATTCTTCGTTGGAACAGACGTGTGCAACTGTTAAGATGTGCTTTTTACCTCTATATTTAACAATAGATCCAGATCCTGATGCAGTACCAACTAATTGTTTAATACATTCTTTTTTCCCATTATCTTCTTCTGTACAATGTGTGAGAAAAGCAGAAACCTCTATTTTAACAAAAGATCTTTTCGCCTCTCTTAGCATATTATCAATACCGGCAGCAGAAGTAATTTGTGTTTTAGTTCCTGTTACGCAACTAGTTATTAACATAAACAGAATTAAAGAGAGAGAAATATAGTATCTCCTTGCCATATTATTAACTACTTTAAATTATAGGAAAACGAATGAAAAAAATTTATGTTTTGGACACAAATGTGTTTTTGACGAATGCTGAGTCGATATTTTCCTTCAAAAATAATGATGTTATTATACCTCTTAAGGTCCTGGAAGAAATTGATAAACATAAAAAAAGACAAGATGGAGTTGGCTTAAACGCACGCCACACAATTCGCCTTCTTGACGATTTAAGAAGCAAAGGCTCATTGTACAAGGGAGTAAGAATAGCTAAAGGCAAGGGAATATTATCTGTTCGAGGATATGATCCCGAAGATCTTCCTAGGGGCGTCGATATACAGAGCCCAGATAATGAAATTATTACAACAGCAATAACTGAGCATAGAAAAAACCCCAAAAGAAAAGTGATTGTTGTTACACGCGATATTAATATGCGCGTAAAATGTGATGCCTTACAGATGCCAACAGAAGATTATGTGTCTGAACACATTGTGACAGATACAAATGAACTTTATACTGGTTTTACAAAATGTCTCGTGGATGATCAAATAATAGATAGATTTTATTCCGATGAGGAGGTTATCCTAGAAGAAGAAGAGCACGAAAAATTATTTCCAAATGAATTCATTATTTTAGTATCGAGTACCGACCAGAAAAAAACTGGGTTGGCAAGATATTATGGACGCAATAAACCAATTGGAAAAGCAAAAGATTATAAAAAAGGTATATGGGGTCTTTTCCCCAGAAACAAAGAACAATCATTTGGTTTAAACTTATTATTAGATAAAAATATATCAGTAATTACTATGATAGGAAAAGCAGGTTGTGGCAAAACACTCTTGGCTATAGCGGCCGGCTTAGAGCAGGTTTTGGAAACACATATTTATAAAAAATTAATTGTTTCTAGACCGGTCCAGCCCCTTGGCAAAGATATAGGATATCTTCCTGGCACTTTAGAGGAAAAAATGAAGCCTTGGCTGGCGCCAATACAAGATAATATTGATTTTCTTTTAAATGGTAAAAAAAGCCATATGGAAATGTTTTTTGAAGATGGCACAATTGAAATAGAAGCCCTGACTTATATCAGGGGACGTTCTATATCCAATGCTTTCATCATCATTGATGAAGCTCAAAATCTCACGGTTCACGAATTAAAAACCATTATTACAAGAGTTGGAGAAAATACAAAAATTATTTTGACTGGAGATATAGAGCAAATTGATAATACCTATTTGGATTCAACCTCTAATGGTCTTTCCTATGCGATAGAGAAATTAAAAAATTACGAAATCTCCGGACATATAACCTTGATGAAAGGGGAAAGATCGAAAGTTGCGACGTTAGCAGCAAAAATATTGTGATTAAAGAGATTTTAGGCTTTACAATTATGTTACTTGCTTCTATATTAATAATAATGATTTTTATAGATTTAGTCATATTTGGAGGAAAAATCAATGGATATTACAGAGCCAACGGGCATCGAGGAAAACACTACATTAAAAGAAACGGTAGAGCCAGAAAACGATCTAAAAAATCTATTAGTTGAATATGTAGGAGAAAAACTCAATCCAGAGAATTTGGATATTACGGTCGAAATGATTGTGGAAATTGTAGCAAAAGAATTTCCAGAATTTTTATTAGCCATAGCAGAAGAAAATTTTATAAGAGGATATCAACAGGCACTAGAAGATGCCGAAATTGGTAGAAAATTATTTGAAGAAGATATGAAGAGGCTAGCCGATGACAAATCAGAATAAAATAGTTAATCTTATTAAAGAATCTTCAGAAAACAAAAGAGAATATAAATTATATAATATTTCGATATGGATAAAAGATTCTCTACCAAAAAACATAAGAATAGAAAATATAATATCTTCTCTGCAGGAAAGATTGCCTAGGCATACTCTAGGGCACGTCGATATAATTTATATTGGTCAATTTGATCACCTTAAGTCTAGACAGGTTAATTCATCTTATATGGATGCATCAATATATGTAACCAACGAACAAGACAATGAAGGTGATATTATTGATGATATTGTTCACGAAATAGCACATTCTTTAGAAGAAAAATACAATTATGAGATTTATTCCGATGATCAGATTAGAGATGAATTTCTTAGGAAAAGAAAAAGAATGAAAAGAGTATTAAGTTTCCAAGGAGTGGAGACAGAAACTCAAGATTTTTTCAATACTGAATACAGTATTGAATTTGATAAATATTTGTATAAAGACACAGGCTATGAGACATTACACAGGCTAGTTGGAAGAATATTTAATTCTCCTTATGCAGCCACTTCTTTACGAGAATATTTTGCCAATGGCTTCGAAGCATATTATTTGGGTAATAGAGAAAGACTGTTAAAAATTAGCCCACTATTATTTGCAAAAATAAAAGAAATAGACGAGATAGGAGAATAAAATGTCACATATATCATTTTCAGAGCTTAAGATTTGGGATGAATGTTCTTTTAAACATAAATTAGTTTATGAGGATAACATAAAAGAATTTTTAGGAAATGAACACACTGCCTTTGGTACAGCGGTACACGAAGTCTGCGAAAAGTCTGTATTGGGCGAAATTGACACAAGCTTTGCTGTGTTAAATGATTGCTTCAATAACAAGTTTTTAAAAGAAATAAAAAGCTTAACTGAAAAAAATGTAAATTTAAATAAAAACCTTATAAAGGATATGAGAACTCAAGCTTATACATTGCTGCCTTATGTCATTCCATCCCTTGTAACTTATTTTGGTGAATACGAGGTTTTTTCGGCAGAAGAAAAGCTCTATGAAACTATTGAAAATTCTAAAAAAATGTATAAAGGCTACATCGATCTTGTTTTAAAAACAAAAGATGGCAAGTACCATATTATTGATTGGAAAACTTGTTCTTGGGGATGGAATTCCAAAAGAAAGGCCGATCGAATGACAACATATCAGCTGACATTCTACAAATATTTCTTTGCAGCGAAGCACAACATAGATCCAAAAAATATTGAAACTCATTTTGCTTTATTAAAAAGAACAGCCAAAACAAATAAAGTAGAAATATTTCGTGTTACCAGTGGCGCGCGAAAAACTGAAAATGCCCTTAACTTACTGGATAAAGCAGTATATAATATTTCGAAGAAGAGGTCTATTAAAAATAGACTTAGCTGTACAGCTGGTTATGGCTGCGAGTTCTATAAAACAAAACATTGTCCGTAGGAGGAAAAATTGGATAAAATAAAGATTTTTACTATATCAGATCATCCATTATCGCCCTCTGGAGTAGGCATCCAGACGCGTAATATGATTAAATATTTACTTGAGACCGGAAAATATAAATTTATATGTTTCGGTGGAGCAATCAAACATAGAGATTATCAGCCCGTCAAGGTGGAACCATATGGAGATGATTGGGTTATATATCCCATCGATGGATATGGAAATCACGATATGGTGCGTTCATTATTACGCAATGAAAAACCAGATATGTTGTGGTTTATGACAGATCCTAGATTCTATACTTGGTTATGGGAAATTGAAGACGAGATTCGGCCCCTGGTACCAATGGTTTATTACCATGTATGGGATAACTATCCATATCCAAATTATAATGCAAATTATTATAACTCTACAGATGCGATCGCATCTATTTCAAAAGTTACATATGATATTGTTTCCACAGTGGCCCCCGGCGTAAAAGGTGCCTATCTTCCACACTCAGTAGATTCGAGTATTTTTAAAATTCTAGAGCAGGAAGAGATAGAAGAAATTAGAAAAGAACATTTTCCGGAAGATGAAGAAAATAAAAAATATTTGTGTTTTTGGAATAGCAGAAATGCCCGCCGCAAACAAAGTGGATGTTTGATATTCTGGTTTAAGGAATTTTTAGATAAAGTAGGACATGATAACGCTAGGCTAGTAATGCATACAGATATTAGAGATCCCAATGGACAAGACTTAATGGCTATTGTTGAAAATCTAGGCCTCACGGACGGTCAGGTACTTTTTTCACAAAAGAAGCTTCCACCAGAAGCTATGTCTGTGATGTATAATATGGCTGATTGCACAATAAGCATTTCAGACGCAGAAGGTTTTGGATTATCTACTTTAGAATCGCTTTCTTGCGGTACACCAATAATTGTGAATATGACGGGTGGCCTACAAGAACAAGTTACGGATGGCGAAGAGTGGTTTGGTATAGGAATTGAACCAACATCAAAATCTATAATTGGATCGCTAGACGTACCATACATTTATGAGGATAGGATGTCTAAAGAAGATTTTCTCGATGCAATGATGAAAATGTATAATATGTCAGACGAAGAAAGAAAATCTCTCGGTCAAAGAGGGAGAGCCCATGTGGAAAAAAATTATAATTTTGAAGATTATGGAAAAAAATGGGATGAACTGTTAACACAAATTTATGAAGAGATGGGTTCTTGGGATAATAGAAAAGGATATAAATCTTGGGAGTTATTAGAGGTATAAAATGAAGAAAAAATTATTAGTTAGAGGGCCGGCCCTTTCACGATCTGGATATGGTGAACATTGTAGATTCTTGTTGCGATCATTAAGAGAATATAGCGAATATTTTGAAATATTTCTTTTTAATACCAATTGGGGACAGACTAATTGGCTTCATGAGGACAATGAAGAGAGAAGATGGCTAGATGGTATCATAGGAAAAACTTCTGCCTATCTTCAGCATTGCAAAACAATAAATCAAAATCCAGACTTTGATATGTCTGCACAAGTTACCATTCCAAATGAATGGGAGAAATATGCTCCCGTAAATATTGGAGTAACTGCCGGTATTGAAACAACACAAGTAGCTCCGGAATGGTTGCAGAAGGCTAACATAATGGACAAAATTATTGTAGTCTCAAATCATGCAAAAGAAATCTTTGAAAGAACGGTTTATGAAACAGAAAACAAAGGAACGAAAGAAAGTGGACCAAACTTAACTTGTGAAGTACCGATTGAAGTTATACATTATCCGGTAAAAAACATTCTTTTAGAAGAAACTAATATTGATTTAGAAAATGATTTTAATTTTCTTACTGTAGCACAATGGGGCCCGAGAAAAAATCTAGATAATACCATCCGCTGGTTTGTCGAAGAATTTATTGATATCAATGTAGGATTGATTGTGAAAGTTTCCATTGCTAGAAACAATATCACAGATCGGTCTTTCGCTAAAAAACGCCTGGAAAATATATTAAATGATTATCCCAACAGAAAATGCAAGGTGTACTTGCTTCACGGAAATATGTCTGAAGGAGAGATGGCATCACTATATAAGCATCCAAAAATAAAAGCTTTGATATCATTATCCCACGGTGAAGGATTTGGATTACCTTTATTCGAGGCAGCTTATAGTGGTATGCCCGTGATTTCAACAGAATGGAGCGGCCAAATCGACTTTTTGACTGCGCCAGTAAAAGATAAAAAAGGAAAAGTAAAAAATAAAAATCTTTTTGCTGATGTTAAATTTAGTATTATGCCAATTCAAACAGAGGCTGTATGGGAAGGAGTACTCCAGGCAGAATCTTCTTGGGCATATGCAGATCAAGGTTCATATAAAATTACCTTAAGAGAAATATACAAAGATTATGGAAGATTCAAAAAACAAGCCAAGACCTTACAAAAACATATATTAGAAAATTTTGAACAAAATGGTCAATATAAGAAATTTGTACAAGCAATTTTGGGACAAGATGTCAAAAAGATCAATATAGAAGAAATACCAAAAGTTTCTATCATAACATCTGTATATAATGGAGATGAATATATAAGACCATTCCTAGAAGATATCACGCGACAGACAATTTTCGAAGATAAATGTGAATTAGTTATAATAAACGCCAATTCACCGGGAAATGAAGAAGAAGTCATCTTGGAATATAAGGAAAAATATCCAGACAATATTGTATATCGCAGGCTAGAAGAAGATCCTGGAATTTATGGAGTTTGGAATATGGGTGTTGAAATGGCATCCGGAGAATATTTGACTAATGCCAATTTGGATGACAGAAAGGCGCCTTGGGCCCTGGAGCTGCATGCAAAAAGCCTATATATGAATGAATCGATTGATTTGGTTTATGCTGATATGTTTATAACAGATCAGCCAAATGAAACTTGGGAAGTTAATTCTGCAAAAGATAGAAGATATAATTTTCCAGAATTTTCATATGAAAATCTCAAGATGGCCAATATGCCCCATGCTTCTCCTATGTGGCGGCGCCAAATCCATGAAAAATATGGCTTTTTTGATGCAAAATATAGATCCGCCGGCGATTGGGAGATGTGGCTTAGGGCCGCCTCACAAGGATCGAAATTTAAGAAAATTGATGGCGCCCTAGGTCTATACTATTTCAATCCGACTGGCATCTCTACAAATCCGGATAATTTCTCTTGGAAGCAAGAGGAAGAAAGTGAGATTTATGAGAAATATGCAGAAAAATAATTTAAGGAAAAAATTTATGAATTTAGTTGATGCCCGGACACTTAATACAGAGACTAAAAGAGAGGTACCTTCGGGCCTGTATTTGGATCTTAAAGATGGTCCAATTTTAAAAAAATATCTAGAAGCAATTGATGTTGAAAATCATTTTTATATTGATATTGGTGCTAGCTACCATTTCAATATGCCCGAAGAGACAGTTAAAAAATCAGATTTGACAATTTTTTTTGAAGCTGATCTAGAAAAGATATCGCGTTATAATAACTGGAATTTAGATAATTTTCATTTAATAACAGAAAAAGCTACTCCGGATAATGTAGTTGGATTAATCAGAAATATAACAAATAATTCAAATCCAAAATTGCTTGATTTAGATATTGATGGATATGATTTTTTTGTTTTAGAATCTTTATTAAAAGAAATAACTCCTTCGTTGATCGTTGCAGAAATTAATGAAAAAATTCCTCCACCTATAAAATTTTCTGTTAAATACGATCCAGATTATTGGTGGGATACTTCTCATTTTTATGGTATGAGTTTATCGAAATGTTGTGAATTATTAAATGAACACGGATATGAATTAATAAATTTGACTTTTAATAATGTATACGCGGTACGAAAAGATAAAAATCCCGGCTTTAAGGCCTATAGTGCTTCTGAGGCATATAACTTGTTTTATCGATATGCCGGCTGGGAAACATATTTTCATAGTAATGAAAATATGCGTCCTCTTTTAAGGCTCGGTCCAGAAAAAGGCGTAGAATGGCTGCAGGATTTTTTTAAAGATTATGATAAAGATAAATACGATTTATATATCTAATGAGATTAATAGCATTTACAGTTTGGGGAAATGATCCAAAATATCTTTTAGGCGCTACCAAAAATGCTATTTTGGCCAAAGAAATATATCCAGGCTGGATATGTAGATTTTATGTTTCGCAAGAGACACCATATCCCTGGAAATATAATTTAAAAAAATTACATAATGTTGAGGTAGTAGAAGTACCAAAAATAGGTGATTGGACTTTTTCTTTTAATCGCTTTCTCGCGATGTCAGAAGATGAGGTAGAAGTCGTGGTTTCTAGAGATACTGATTCTAGACTAACTTTGAGAGAAAAAGCTGCTGTTGATGAGTGGCTAGCTAGCGATAAGAATTTTCATATTATGAAAGATCATCCCTGGCACTATACATATCCTATTTTAGCTGGTATGTTTGGGTGTAAGAGGGGCACTATTAAAAATATATCTGCAGATATTGATTCTTTTAAAAAAACTGATTGGTATCATTCGGATCAAGAATTTTTGAAACAAGTCATATATCCACAAATACAAAATAATATAATGATTCACGATGATTTTAACCAGAGGCCATTTCCAACTAAGAGAATTGGATATGAATTTATCGGTCAAGTTTTTGATGAATATGACAATACAATAATGGAACATGTAGAAATATTGAAAACAAAATTAATAAAAGATAAAATATGAATTATATATATGAAAAAAAGGTAAAAAGATGGGTGGACAAATAAACCGCGGTACAGAATTCGGGGAAATAATATATCAGTTAGCATGCAACCGAAATTTCAATACATATGTTGAAATTGGCACCTGGAACGGGCAAGGAAGCACAAAATGTTTTATTGATGGTTTATTCTCTAGAGATGATATTTCGAAATTAATTTCTTTAGAAACAGATCCAAAATTTTATAAACAAGCTAAAGATTATTGGAAAATGCAGTCTCTTGTTTATAAGAATCTGTCTAAAAAATTAATATTAATCCACGGCAGAATTGTTGAAAATGATGAAATTTTCGATGAAAAAGATATACAAAATTTCAACAAGCCCTTATATTCTGATGAACAATATTATCAATGGCTAGATAACGATAAAGAAAATTATAGATTATGTGAAAATATTTTAGACAAAATACCTAGCAATATAGACGTTCTATTATTGGACGGTGGTGAGTTTTCTACATATAAAGAATTTTTAATTTTGAAAGATCGTGCAAAGATTATTTTACTGGATGATACGAAAGAATTAAAATGTGAAAAAGTTGTAGTTGATTTAGAATCTAGTGATGAGTGGGTATGCGCGCATTCTTCTAACTCAAGAAATGGTTGGGCGGTATACGAAAAGAAATGAAATTTTTTAATATAGATTTACACATAGCTGTCATCGCAGACATAAAGAAAATATTTAATGATCTTGGGCACCAAGTTGATGATTGGACTTTATCTGGACATAGCTGGGCGTTTGGTAGAGAAAGAGATAAAGTTGATATCATAGATCATACAAATTGGCAGAATTTAGATAAAAATATGTGTGACGCTTTTTATGAGCGCTATAAAGATGAATTAAGTCATTATGACGGCTTTATTTGTACTTATGCTCCAAGTTTTTGTTTATTATATGAAAAATTTAAAAAACCAATAATAACAGTGGCTCCTATAAGATATGAGACTCCCTTTTGGAACGATAAACAAAAGTGGCTATGGCTGAACAACTACCTACAGAAAGGTATTGATAGTAATCTCATAATACCAATTGCAAACAGTAAGCTTGATAAGAAATATTGCGAAATTCACACTGATCGAGAATGGAAACACATCCCCAGTTTATGTGAATATACAAATTCTTCATATGATCCAAGACAAAATATATTTATTTATTCTTCCTTGTTTCCAATGCAAACAATGCATTATGACGTAATGATTGAAGAAAAACGAAAAGTCTTGAAGCCGGGTTATGATTGGCAAGACATAGCAGAATTTAAAGGAATTATACATATTCCTTACAATGGTTCATTGATGTCAATATTTGAACAATATACTGCCAATATCCCTTTATTTTTCCCTTCATATGAATTTATGTTAAAATTGAGAAAATCTTTCGGACCCAGAGGCGTATTAAATCAACTTTCCTGGAGGGAGGTATATGGTCTTTCTTCTGGTAAAATTATTGAATATGATGATAACAATAAAACAATTGGTGATATTAATAACTATGGAAACATCGAAGACGAAAAAGAGTGGATAAAATTATCTGATTTCTATGATCAAGAGTGGATGCCATATGTACAATATTTCGACTCCTTTCAACATCTTTCGTATATACTGAGAGCGCTAGACACTGATGATATTAGTCGTAAAATGAGTGATTTTAACAAAACAAGAAAACAAAAAATTTATGATTTATGGAAAGAAGTATTGAGAGATCTTGCATGAAAACTGCCTTTATAACTGGAATTAACGGACAGGATGGCTACTATCTTTCTGAGTTTTTATTATTGAAGGGGTATAGAGTATATGGAATGTCACAAAGTGGTTTGGGATCCCGCAGGCTAAACAAGAGTATCATATGCTTAAAGGGAAATTTGACAGATAAGGATTCTTTAACTAGATGTATAGAAGAATCTAACCCGGATGAAGTTTATAATTTGGGTGGAATTTCTTCAGTGAAGGAAAGCTGGCGCCTCCCAGAGCTTACAAATGATATTAATGGTGTGGCTGTCCTGCGATTACTTGAGGCGATAAAAAAATATAATAAAACAATAAAGTTCTATCAAGCCTCCACCAGCGAAATGTATGGAAAACCTGCTACTGCGCCACAGAATGAAACAACACAGTTTTATCCAAGAAGTCCTTACGGGGCATCGAAATTATTTGGTCATTGGATAACAAAAAATTATAGAGAATCTTATGGCATATATGCTTGCAGCGGAATCCTGTTCAATCATGAATCAGAGATAAGACCAGAAAAATTTGTTACTAGAAAAATATCAAAAGGGGTGGCTAAAATATTTTTAGAATTGGAGGATTATATTGTCTTGGGAAATATCGATGGCCACCGTGATTGGGGCTATGCTCCTGATTTTGTTGAAGCAATGTGGTTGATGCTACAGCAAGATAAGCCAGATGATTATGTGATTGCTACTGAAAAAAGCAGATCTATCAAGGATTTTGTGATCGCTGCCTTTTCAAGTGTTGGAATTGATGATTGGGAAAAGCACGTTAAGCAAGATAAAAAATATATGCGCCCGCTAGACATTGATAATGTAGTTGGTGATTGTACAAAGGCAAAAAAAAATTTGGGCTGGAAACCTAAAGTTACTTTTGAAGCCATGGCCGCAAGAATGGTTATAAATGATATAAAACTATTAAAACAAAAAATATTTTGAGGTCGAGAATTTAATAATGCTAAAATATATTTGCTACAACTGGATGCCATTGGCTGCAGATCACATTCTAGACCATCCGGAAGACTATTATAAAGAAGCCGGCACCAGCCGGCTCCACACAAAAAACAATTTTAATCCTTTTGATGTGAAAGAGAATGAACTAATATTTGTCAAAACAGATTTTATTTATTGTAAGCTTTTTCAACTATTTCATTTATCTAAAATTTCTAAAAAGTTTAATCTTATAACTGGTATATCCGACTACCAGTTAAAGAAAAATGATTATGAGACGATATTAAATCACCCTAAACTAAATAAATGGTTTTGTGCTAACCCTCCGGATGTTCAAGATTCTAGAATTATTCCAATACCAATTGGTTTTACAGAGCCGGATAGACCTTGTGGAAAACAGGATGCTTTGAAACAACAGTGTAAAAAAAGACTACAATTCGGACAAAAAGAGGATTTGATATTTTTACCTTATCATAATTTCAAAACAAACACAGATAGGAAAGAAACATATAACTATTTGAAAACATTACCTTTTGTGCATGCCGCTACGGAAAAACAGGATTTCAAAGAATATTTAGATACAATCAGCAAATACAAATTTGTCATAAGTCTAGAAGGCAATGGCCCAGATGCGCATAGAAATTACGAAATTATGTTAATGAATTCAATACCAGTTGGTATAAAGAATGTAATATCTTCGATGTTCGAATACCATAATCTAGAGGGGATATTTTTGAATAGTTGGAAAGAACTAGATTCTTCTTATTTCAAGAAAATTTGTAATAAAGACTACTCTCTAGATAATAATTTAGATTTTCTCTCCTTGCAGAGAAATATAGATTTTGTAAGAAATGCTATTTTAGAGGATAAATGATTAAAGTAAATTATATGGGAAGAATGGGAAACAATATGTTTCAATATTCCTTTGGAAGAATTCTGGCCGAAGAGCTAGGAATGCATTTAGTTTCTAACCCCATTCCAGGATTTCGCACAACTTATCAGAGCGTGTTTGGAAAAAGTAATAATGCTGATGTTCTAACAGTTGATGATTCTAACTGTAGGAATATTTTGAACCAAAAGGAGCTTTTAAAAGATAAGTCTTTATTTTTAAATGGCTTTTTTCAATACTATGATCTGTATAAACCTTATAAGAAAAGATTGCGGCAATGGTTTAAGCCAAAAAATATGTTTGAAGAGGCAAGAGAAGCAGACATCGTAATTCATATTAGACTAACTGATTATATGAATATGCCTGATTATTGGGCTTTACCGGCAAAATATTACCTAAACTGCATAGAAATGAGTAATGCCAAAAATATTCATATTGTTACTGATGATCCAGATCATTCGTTTTTAAACAATTTTTCTAAATTTAATCCAAAAATTATCAATGGCGATATGATACGAGATTTTACTTACTTGACATCTGCGAAAAAAATGATTTTATCTAGAAGCAGCTTTTCTTTTTGGGCTGGTTTCCTATCAGACGCCGAAGAGATATATTTCCCCAATCCAAATAAGGGTTTTTTGTCTGAAGGCAACCAAGATCTTTTTGTGGAAGATGAAGAAAGATATAAATCAGTCTCAGTAGAGGTATAAATGTTAATTTCTCTCAAAGAAATAAAAGAAAAATACAATTTAGAATTTAAAAATATTATTCACATAGGCGCACACAAAGCAGAAGAATTAAATGATTATGTGTCTGCTGGTATTAAAAAAGTAGTTTGGGTTGAAGCTAATCCTACTTTGGTGAATTATTTAAAAACTATTTTAAGAGGACCATATGCCACTGTTTTGCATGCTGCAGTTTCGAACAAAGACGATGAAGAGATACATTTCAAAATAACGAACAATGGACAATCTTCTTCGATATTAGAATTGGGAATTCATAAGAGTCTATTTCCAGGCGTATCTGTTGCTGAAACGATCATGATGAAGACGAAGACACTGAAGACTCTTTTCGAAGAAAATAAGATAGATATTCGAAACTATGATTTCATGAATATCGATATTCAAGGTGCAGAGCTAATGGCCTTACAGGGCCTGGGAGAAGATTTAAAACATCTAAAAGCAATATATACTGAAGTTAACACAGATTATGTATATAAAGATTGTTCTTTAATAAATGAAATTGATGATTATCTTAGTTTATATGGCTTTAAAAGAATTGCAACAGAAATGTGGCCAGGTCATCCTTGGGGCGACGCCCTATACGTAAAGGAATAAATATGAAAGCGTTAGTAACTGGGGGAGCTGGATTTATTGGCAGCAACTTAGTTGATCAATTGCTGGAAGAAGGTAATCAAGTAGTTGTAATAGATAATGAATCTGCTGATTCAAATGAACAATTTTATTGGAATAATTTAGCAGAGAACTATAAATATGATATTTGTGATTATGAAAGAATCGCGCCTTTGTTCGAAGGAATAGATGTTGTTTTTCATTTGGCAGCTGAAGCTAGAATTCAAATAGCAATAAAAAATCCTCTTTTGGCTACAAGAACAAATGTTTTAGGAACTTGTAATGTATTACAAGCTTCACGAGAAGCTGGAGTTAAGAGAGTTATCTATTCGTCGACGTCTTCAGCATACGGCTTGGCCAATAAGCCTCCACTTAAAGAAAACATGCAGAGAGATTGCTTAAATCTCTATTCTGTAACCAAATGTGCCGGAGAGGATCTAAGTCTCATGTATAACAGAATATATGGTTTAGAAACTGTCGTATTGAGATATTTTAACGTTTATGGAGAAAGACAGCCGCTCAAGGGACAGTATGCCCCTGTAATAGGTATTTTTATGCGCCAGAGCGCCGTTAACGAGCCGATGACTATAGTTGGTGACGGAGAGCAAAGAAGGGATTTTACGCACATCTCTGATGCTGTCAGAGCAAACGTTTTAGCTGCTAATTTAGAAAATAGTAGATGTGTAGGGGAAGTGTTTAACATTGGCACTAGTATAAATTATAATATGTTTGATTTGGTAAAGATTATTGGTGGAGATCACATACATATTCCACCTAGAATTGGAGAATCCAGAGAGACTTTAGCGGATATCCATAAGGCCAAAAAAATATTAGATTGGAAACCAAGGATTAATTTAGAAAAATGGATAAAACAGCAATTGTAACGGGTGTTACGGGACAAGATGGGTCTTATCTTTCAGAGCTTTTGTTATCGAAAGGATACAAAGTTATTGGCTTAAAAAGAAGAACGTCTTTAATAAACACGGATAGAGTCGATCACATATACGATCATAAGAATTTTAAATTAGAATATTTTGATTTAAATGATACCGGAAGCATATACAAAATGTTGCTTACTTATAAGCCAGATGAATTTTATAATTTAGCTGCGCAGTCACATGTGAGAGTCTCTTTTGATATTCCAGAACATACTGTAGATGGTATTGCTATGGGTACTTTGAGAATTTTGGAAGCCATAAGAAATACCAATCCGGAAATAAAATTTTATCAAGCATCTTCTTCGGAAATGTTTGGTGACAATCCAGATTGTGAAAACGGATTCAATGAGGAGTCTAGATTAATGCCTGCTTCGCCATATGCTTGTGCAAAAGTATTCGCTCACAATTTGGTTAGAAACTATAGAAAATCATATAATCTATTTGCATCGTCTGGAATCTTGTTTAATCATGAATCGCCAAGAAGGGGCGAGACTTTTGTAACAAGAAAAATTACAATGGCAGCTGCCAGAATTAAGCTAGGAATACAGGATAAATTATTTTTAGGTAATTTAGAGGCAAAGAGAGATTGGGGATTTGCTGGCGATTATGTAAGCGTAATGTGGCTAATGTTACAGCAAAAAAAAGCAGATGATTTCGTAATTTCAACTGGCGAAACACATACAGTAAGAGAATTTTTAGAATATGTTTTTGAATATGCTGGATTAGGATCTTATGAAAAATATGTAGAAATTGATCCTAGATTTTATCGACCTCAAGAAGTACCATTTCTTTTGGGTGATTCTACAAAGGCTCAGAAGACTTTAAATTGGGAGCCAGAGGTAAAATTTAAAGATTTGGCAAAGATGATGTATGATTATGATTACAGATTAATAAAAGGAGATAAAAATGACGTTGCAAAGTGGCTTTAAACTATCCAACGAGGCTTTAACATGCCTTATGATGTGTTTACAAAAATCATTATTAGAACAAACAGACATTGTACCGGTTTTGAAAAATTTAAAATTTAGTACTTTGGATGGAGAACTATTTGTGCTTAACCCGCCAATAGTAAAAATTCCAGAAGAAGATCTTTAAAAGATGCCAAGGTACGTATATAGATGCCAAAAGTGTGAAAATATTTTTTATGCAACACATTCTATAAAAGACAAGTTAACAGATTGTCAAGAATGTAAATTAACGGGCTCATTAGAGCGTTTGCCGACAAATTTTAATATTAAAAGTAATAATATTCAAGAAAAACACAAAGTTGGCGATATCGTAAAATCGAGCATTGAAGACATCAAAGAAGAGCTTAAAGAAGAAAAGAAGAGATTAAAAACGACGGAGCACAAATAATGAAAGTAATGCAATATGGTCTGGCAATTTCAATGTTAGCCAATGGTGTCTTGTTGGCGACCGTCGTTGGCGTGCTGCCATTTTTTTTATACTTATCGACAATAATAATTATTGCAATGGGCTGGTATGTGGGTGTATCGTTGCGAGAATTAAATCAATATAATAATGATATGGTGGGGCTATTAAACTCTTTTTCCGATTTACAAACTCATTTAAATTCGATTTATGAAATGGAGATGTTTTATGGAGAGCCAACTTTACAAGATCTGATTAACCATATTAAAGACATGAGCATCGAAATAGACTTTTATATACAAAAATATTCCTTGTTGGAAGAAGAAGATATTGAGGAAAAAGTTGGCACCACCTAAACAAAAGAAAAAAAGATATTTTACTATTGATCATGAGAATGCAATCATCGCATATACATCAACTGATGATATCAAGGTGAGAACTGATTTATATATTATATATATACAGCCAGCCTTTAATGAGATGGTAGATAAGATAGTATACACATATAAGTTTACAAATCTTCCAAATATAGATTATTTAAAAGATGAATGCAAAATTTGGCTTACCACAATTCTAGAAAAATATAATCCTGATACCGGCTCAAAAGCTTTTTCATATTTTAGTGTTATCACTAAAAATTGGTTTATTGCCAAAGTAAAGAAGAACTCCAAAAGAACAAAAAAAGAAGTTCAATATGATGATCTCCCTCTAAATTTAGAAGAGGAATATTTATCTGTTGAGAATAATTATATTAGAAGAAGAGAGCAAGAGGAATTTTGGCAACACTTACAAAAAGAAATAGATTCCTGGAAAAAACTTAAATTAAAAGAAAACGAGAGAAGAGTTTTACAAGCAATCGATATTCTTTTCGAGAATGCCCAAGAGATAGAAATTTTTAATAAAAAAGCTATATATTTATATGTCCGCGAAATTACCGGCTTGAACACAAAACAAGTTGTTAATAATTTAAACAAGATACGAATAAAATATCGCGTATTTAGAAAACAATGGCAAAACGAAATAAAATAGAAAAATTAGAAAATTTTATACAAGAAAGTATTGAAAATATCAGAAACGATAGGGCTATAGCTTCTGATTTATTGTATGATTTGCTAGCACATATTAAAGAATCAAACGATAGACATGAAAGAAGTGGACCAGTTGCAGCCAAATATTTAGAAACCTTACAGAGATCAAATGAACAATTGGTTAAAATAACCGCTCTTTTGCATAAAAAGAATTCCTCGACGGCCAACTTAACAGAATCTGATAAAAATGAAATTTATGATTTAATTGGAGGAAAGAAGTGAAATGCCTAAATTTGACTATCCCGCGGGATCATTAAACGACATTCAGATAGAATCGATAAGAAGATCTTTCGATCCAAATCAAACTAGCTTGTGGGGCTCTATAGGACAGGCTATTAACGAATTATTCACACCAGATATAACAAAAAATACTGGACCCTATAAAGCCGTTATTCTTCGAGTTGAAGATATTAATGCAGAAGACCCGCCCGCAGAAGGATTTTTAAATTTTTTAAAAGATATGGTTGGGCTTGGGGCCGACGGGGATGCCACAACAACAGGCGCCTTAAAGAAAATGGTGGCGATTAAGGCAAGAATACCAGAATTGCATGGTCATCTGCCGATACCAACAGAAGTTGGCGACCCACAAGGTCAATCTTATCCAGATCACTATAAAATTGATGCTTATCCAACATTTACTGCTCAGAGTGATAGGCAAGAGTTTTCAAAAGTAAAGCCCGGCGACGTCGTTGTTGTAGATTATGTTGATAAAAAGAATTTTCTAGAACCAATATTTGTAACGCCAATTGCAGTACAACAATTTATGCCTGTCCCCGGCGCTCACGGCCCGGGCTCTGGTTTGTTTAATCCAAATTGTCCTCCTTTCGCCGGTACCAAATTGGCAGGAAATGGTCTAGCGGACGCTGCTCTTACTAATTTGCACACAGGATTAAGCGCTGCAAATACTAGAGCCCGCAACTCTGGTGCAAAAGCAGTTTTATTTGGCGACAGTCAGTGCGCGGGTAATCTTGGTGCAGCCCTAGAAGAGTATATAACAAAAAGCTTGGGATATATAATGATTAAACCAGCCAGCTGGGCAAAAAAAAATAATAAACGAATGGGACAATCTGGTGCAAGTATGAGTTCTTGGCTTCTCGACGGCCGCGGAAGCTTGGCCGAGATTGGTGCTGGAAAATTTGGATATTTAGAAGATGCCCTCTCTAAAGAAGTTGATCTTGTTGTTGCCGTTGGTAGTGCCAATGGAGGATATGATAATGATACTCCTGCAAAATTAGTAAAAAGAATTAGAAATAGGGCTCCAAATGCTAGCATAGTTTGGATTGGTCCTCCTCCTGCGGTGATGGTTACAAGGAAAACAGGAGCGGGATGGAGTTTGGAGCACCTCGCCGCAAATCACTGGTTAGTAAAGAAACGCAGAAATGGTATGCTATATGCCGATTGGCGCCAGGCGGTAAATTCAAAAATTAGAGCTTCAGTTTCTTCTTTACCTGGTGTAACTTTTGTTAATCCAAAAGATTTAGTACCTAGATATATCTCTTCTCCAGGAAAATCCTGCGATGGTATCCATATGTCTTTAGAAGGTTCTATTGAATTTATTAATAATTTGAAAAAAACGGCTAGCCCCGCCCCCGGCGGAAAAAATATGGAAGAGTTAAACGCTCAAATAAAAGTTGCTGAGGACAAGGTGGCTGCTGCACTTTCTAAAGCTAAGGAAGGATTATCCAACTTATTAAGCCCGATATCTAAACAAGTACAAGATATGGCAAAAATCGCATATGAGTCATTCATTACAACATACGAAAATTCAGAGATAGCAACTGAATTTTTAAAAGAAAGGGCGGCTCTTTTGTATGATACAGGCTATGTTCCTTATGCCCTCCCGGGCGAACCCCAGCCAGAAAGTACCGGTACAGATAAAGAACAAGGCATCAATGCGATATTTGTTAGTTTTTTAGTGAGAGATTGGGTTAGTGGTTTTTTGCTAGAAGATGGGCATATTTCAGCAATGACTGTGGATGAGTCATTGTGGATGCCAGGCCGCGCCGAGGAAATGCAGGTATGGGGTAACTTTTCATCGATACCTCATACAACCTTAGATCCCGAAAGGGATCCATATGGCCCAGAAACGCTCAATCTCATACCGCAGCTTTACGGCGTTGCCTTGGGCCCCGGTCCGCCAGCAGACGCCTCGTTTGTTGATGATAATCCATTTCCCCCGGGCCAAGAGGGTGTGGATATACTCAAGCAGGTTAGTTATGAAATGGCTGCAGCAGTATATATGCAAAAATATGGTACAGCGCAGCCCACACCAGATACCACATCGCCATCCAGCGCACCGACAACGCCAAAGCCGTATTGTCCACCAGCCGGAACTGGTGCATATGCCGGCTTAGGTGGAGTAGGAGGAGGACCTATTGAGCTTCCTGCAGATGGAGTAGTATATTTTATACCGTCTATAGAAGATGCGATCAACAAAGCAGCAACAGCAGTATCTCCTCTGATTGGAATGGATTATTTGGAACTAAAAACATATTTGCGCATGAGTTGTAAAATCGAATCAAACGGTACTTTTAATTCAACAAATTGGGGTGGATATTCTGGCTTGTTTGCAATAGGTGCTTATGTGTGGGCTGAATATAGTCAAAAAACTACTGGAAAATTATACCAGCAGGCAACAAATGAAGTAATGGGTCCATATATTAGAGACTATAATTATGCTTATGATCCATACAAGCAAGCAATGGTGGTCGCCTGTGCTACGCTTGGTAAGATAAATGCGCTTAAGAGAGCGGGTATACCGCCCACATTACAGCATTTATATATGTGTCATAATCAAGGATTGGCCGGATTTAAAAATATTTATAAAAGAGCCAAGGCCGGCACCGGTTGGGGCCAAACATCCTGGACTCCAAAAATAAAAGATGTCAACAGCTCCAATCCTAAAGCTACCATTACATTAAGTCTGTCGCTCACATCACCCGGCGGCTCTATACCGCCGAAGCCAGGATGGTCAGACTGGAACAACGCTTGGTCCAATGCAGCTGGAAATAAAAGACTTGGAGGCACGAGGCTTCGTGAACTCTTCCATGGAAATTATTATGCCAATCCACAAGCTCAGCGTCCATGGGAAATTGTTACACCAAAGGTTTTTTATGATATTTGGGCAAGAATCACCAGAAATCAAATAAGCAATGTCGGGAAAACACAAGCAACTCCAGTTGGAGGCTGGTCAACAAGGGCCAAATATAGATATAAAATGTCCGGCGCGCCGCCCCATGAAGAAAACGGAAATAAAGGAGGATCTGGCTGGGGTAGGACAAGCGGATACCGCGCAAAAGAAGATCCACTTGATTCACCGGGCGGCCCAAATGGGGGAGGCCCAGCGCTGATGGGCTATTGGAATCCTGGGGGCCCACCCGACAACCCCATTTTTCCCAAGAAAAAACGCTAAGGAAAGGATTTAAGTTTCCATAAGCTATCGCAATATTAGCCCGGAATCAAATGTTTGGATGGAAATCTTTTTAATTTTAATAAATATTTATTGTAAAATAGGAAAATATTATGCACGAAGGTAAAATACACGACAAGCATGCTAAAAAATTTGGAATGACACAATCCGAACTTGATGCGGCCCGTTTGGATCAAGATCCAGGAACTCCAGGCATTCAACATGAACCAGCTGATATTCAGGCTAGCCCAGAATTTGATAAAGTCAAGGCACAGATAGAGGCTCAACAGAATGCCTCACGCGCAAAAGAATCGGCCTGGGCCAAGAAAAAATTAAAAAACTATGATGTAGAAAATTTAGATGAAAGTCTAAGTGCCTCCTTAAAAAGACTAACAGAAGAAGAAAGAATTCTTTCTACGTCTGGTTTGGGCGGAAGTCCTTTAATCGAATCCAATCCAGAATTTCGTAAATTAAAGGGGGAAAATATAATAAAAACCCCCAATAATGCATATATTGTTTTAGGCCGCGACCGCCCCGGACAAACAATATATGATTTAGAAAGAGATGATCCAGAAGAGGATAAAAGTGGTTATGGCGGCCGCGGCCACACAAGTAGTGCTGCTATTGATCTTGTTGTCGGCCGAAAAGGACCCCCAGAATATTCTGGAGATCCTCCTGGTCAAAATAAGGTTAATCCTAATTTTATATCAGACTCTGCTAGAATCTATATAAGTCAAAAAACAGATATTGATGAGAATTTTGACTTATTACCTGGACCAGGAAGTCCTGCAACTGAAGCTAAATCTGGCATTGGTCTCAAGGCAGATACTATTAGAATCATAGGTCGCGAAAGCATTCGTTTGGTTACGATGGGCCCGGGAACAAGAACTTCTTTTGATAGCGAAATAGTTAGCACAGGCGGTATTGATTTGATGGCGGGAAATGATGATGAAGATATGCAGCCACTAGTAAAGGGAGATAATTTATCTGAGGCTTTGGAAGCTATGGTTGATTTAATTAGCGATACTGCAGGCATAATAAGTGGTTTTTTGCAGCATCAAATGGAACTAGATAATGCACTAACAACGCACTTTCATAATTCACCGTTCTTTGGGTTACCGACAACCCCATCTCAGACTATTTTACCAGTTGGTAATAAAACTATGATGAATCTTTTTAGCAAAACTAAGTTAGACTTGGTTATGTTTAAGTTGTCTTTGGTCGAATATAAATTTAAATATTTAAGCCCAAATAATGAAAAAGATTATATTAATAGTAAATTTAACAGTACGAATTAATTATATATAATAGAGAGAATAAATGCCAATTAAAGACTATAATGCAATAGATAATTTTTATGTCACAGTAACTGCCGATTCGGGTATAAAGTACTCCGGCCTTGAAGCCAACGACGCCGGCGCACAAGCGACCATTGATGCCACAAGAAGATCTGTATGGCTGCATACTCTCAATGAAGAGTTTCAGGATTTTTTGCAGGATGGAGAATCACTTAATCCGTGGCTATTTCTCTCCGACTCTCAGGGTAACCCTCACTGGAAAATGAATGGAGCACTTGAAACTCTCTTGCAAACTTCAGCGGCTGAATATCCGGATATCTTTACGTTTGAAGACATCGGTATCGGTGACGAAGGCGCGCAGGTGATCTGGGATGAGGACACCGGTAAATTTAGTGCAATTATAACTTATGTCGTACAAACAGAGGCATTTCGTGGAAAGTTGGCAGAATGGTCAGCTGAATTAAATAATGCGGCGAACTGGCCCGAAGATCCACCACCAGGTTGGATTGAGCAATTTTGTCCGGACCCGACAATAGATTGTACTTGGCCACCCCCAACGGGCTGGAATATAATAATTCCTGCCGACGACGGTATTCCTGCTTCTCAAGCGGCGATGACTACGGAGGCGCCCCAGTCTGCTGAAATTTATGATGGGATTCCTTTACCGGACGATGATCCCGCCATGACTCCAACTGCAATGGCGATTCGCGGCGCGCTAGCTAACGTTACAACGGTTGTAGAGAAGGACGATAAAAAAATTGCTTTTGTAGCCAAAACTGATGTTTTAGCACAGTTGGCGGATCACGTTGTAAAAGCTATTACCGGTACTGGCTCCGGCCAAATCCCAGTGGGTACCATGGCCAAACTGAGATCAAAGCCAAAATATTCTGGTGCAGAATCAAAACCCTGGACTAATTTGCCTAATGGAACTTTGGTTAAAGTACTTAATCATGTACCTAAATCTAGATTTTATAAAATAAAAGTTCATGCCGGCCCTAATGATGGAAAAATTGGATTTATTAGATCTGCATTTATTAAACCTTTGTGGGAAGGTACGATGCTGCCGGCTATAGTAATCAATTCCAGCGGCGAATTAAGATCGGGAATTGATGTAAGTGTGCCAAGTGATTGGAAAAAAAGAGAACCATTTCTTCCAGTCCCTATTGTAAATAGTGCCGAGCCCGGTGACAGTCGTTATGAAATTGTTATAAAAAAAGATTGGTCTAAACCCACAGGCGCTGATTCACAAAAAAATGCAGTACTTAATACTGCTTTGGAAGAAGCAGTTGTAGAGGGTATTTTAAGGACTCTTAGATATTATAATAAAGATTTTAAAGGGCCGTCCGAGACCGAATTGGATATGGCGCGCCATCTTGCATCCCGCGGCATGGCAGATTTGCCACTGTCACCCGATTGGGTACCACCCGATGCATCCACCCCAGATAATTTTTCGATGGCGCTTGCAGAACAGGGATCCGTACTCCCAGCTGGTATTGTCCTGCGGCCAAATTGGCAGTTAGATACCAGAACAAAACAATCAAATCTTCTTGTTTTGGTTAGTATGCCCATAGCTTATGTTGATAGATATCCTAAAAAATTAGAAACGTTTGAATTTGACAAGGTTTTAGAAGGCGTCGAAATTAGTGATTTTGTTCCTTTATATACTAGTACTTTTTCATTTGGCCAATTGAAAGAAAATATTGTTTCTTTGAAAAAAATACTTGTTCACTATGATAAGGCTATAAAATCAGATTCGCAGAAGCGTGTAGTAACTTTTCCACGCGGACCTCTGCGCGCCCCGCTAGATTTAAAAAAGGAAAGTCAAAATCTTGAAAGCTGGAAAACATCTTTTATAAACTTTTTATCCATCAATGATTATGATTATAGAGGAGAAGCCTGCGCAACTCCGGAACAGACATCCCGGCCTAATGATCCCAAGGATGACGATATTCTAGAAATAGGGTGGAATGAAGGTTTTCAAATTTTATATATTCTTTTTAATGGGCAGCCCTTACACATAGGAATAGAATATTTTGCTGAAAAAAGCTATCTAAACCTAAGAAGAATAAATAGTTTTATTCATTATTCGCTCGACGCTCCAGTGAGAGATCCGTCAGGAAAAATTATAAGACATGACCCGGGCCTAATAACAGAATTTGCCGCCGAATCGAGTCAAAAAACGTGGACACAGTGGGTTATGGCTCGTGTTTATAAAAATCCAGTGATTATGCCTTCTGATGCAAAAGCAGACCAAAACAGGGAGAATGACAAGCCTCCCCAACCAGCTGCGTCTAAAGAAAAAAAACCAGATCTTCTTGCGGAAAAGAAAAAAGCTTCTACTGAGGCAAAAACATCAACATTTTTTTCGACTGATGGTTTTATAGAAAATGTTGAGTGGTCTGCAAGACAAATAAAAGACATAGAAGATGCATATAATTATATAATGAATAAAATCGGCATCCAGGCGCTGGTTGACGCTGCGATGAATTGTATAATGAAGTCTATTCCCGACTGGGAAGCTTTTTTCTGGGAAATAGGTCTTGGCGAAGCGTTTAAAGCCTATGAAGACGTCTCCGAAGTCCTTGTGCCCATTCTTGAAGAAATGGATGATGCTCTTGATTGTATATATCCTATTTTGAGGAAAAATTTTGTATTGGTATATTCCACCCCCGATACTTATTTGCCCGAGACCACGTTCGATCTTGGTGACGCTGGCGAACTGCAAGGCGCTCTGGCTGCAGTCGCCCCACCGGCCGCGGCACCCGAGGAGGAAGCCGCCGATGAAGCCGGCACACCAGATACTAATAAACAGATTATTGCTATGCGAAAGTCTAAAATTAAAGTATATTTTCCGAAGGAAGAGGATGCGAAAGCATGGGGAATAGATTATAAATTTAAAAATGATAAAGAAAAAGTTAAGATATGGCAACAGATTTTAATCGATGCACCGGGGAACGCTTATACTTTGGCCGGCGGCATCGGCTCTGGTGAGGTTGATGGTCTTTTCTACAATAAAACAGAAAAAGCAACAGCGAAGTACTTGAATGATATATTGTATGCAGATATAGACGAGCCGCCCGAGCACCCGGCAAACGGCCAAGCTGTAACACAATATGATTTTGATCAAGCGCAAGGCGGCACAGATCCCCTTGAATCGGATACAGCACCTCCAGACCCCAAAGATCCTTGGGCTATTCTTCTTAAAAAAGGCAGCAAAGACAAAAAAGCCGGCCTTAAAGATGAAGTAAGAACTTGGCAAAAATTCTTAACATCAACTGGTTTTGCGCTTTTGCATGCACAATCAGAAAGTTATGTAATACCTATAAAAAATACCGGCATTAAGGATGAAGATGGGACGTTATATTTTTATAAAGATTTCACTCCATCTGGTGATATGACTTCGGGAGGCACCCATTCTGGTCAAAAAACAAAATTTCCTATCGATGGTATATTTGGCTGGAGAACAGAAGGTGCTACTAAATTCTGGCTTGATTTTATGTATGAGGCACTAGTGACGCCCGGCATCGATCCTGACGGCGGCGACGAGTTGTCCCTTTGGCCTCCAAATGTCGGCTCTGAAAATGTGGTAACAAACGGTCAGTATAAGCTGGCTAAACGATTTGTTCAAGAAACAGAAAGTCAAATCGGCGCATTTGATGTTAATGAATTGGCAAATCCAGATATTGCCAACCGCATAAGATTTTTGGGCCCCCGCCCGCCCGCGGGATTTTATTGTAAGTTAGGAAAGCCCGGGAAATGCGATAAACTATATTCAGATCTTTTGAGAGAAGGCCGCCGTCTGGCAATAATAGAGATGTCTGACCAGGGGGGAGATATAGGCCCAATTATACAAAAACAAAATGAATTAAAAATTAAATATTCAGATTGTATGAAGGCGGTTGCAGATGAGCCAGTCACGGGCGAAGGTGGAACTCACTATTCAGGAAAAGATCCTAGTTCAGAAGAGGCTATTGAGGAGCGCGCAAGAGAAAGAGTTTCAGCGAAAGGATTGTGTGGTGATGAACAGAAGAATTTGCTCGCTGCAATGCAAGAAGGTAAATTGGTTCGCAAAGAGCTTACCATATGGGCAATACTCGACAAAGCAAGCAATGGTGCAAATAGCCATGGAATACGATTGGCTGAACTAATCGATAAAGCTGCAGAAACGAATGATGATTCTATCGTTCCGGTAGAATATAGAAATTTGATAAACTTGCATAAAACTGGTCCAAATTCAGTAAAACTTCCTCTAGCTCCCGGGCTCACCCCCGCAGCTATAGGAGGAGATGCAGATCAGTGGAAATATCCAGGTAATTTATTTGCTACGAAAACCGAAAGAGAGGCGCTATCGGCATATACTAGTTGTCTGGATCTGCAAATAACAAACGAAAGAGGTAATATTACAATTTCAGCCGGCGCAGCCGGGGCAGTTGAAGAGGGAACGACGGAAATATATCCATTTCCAAAGTCCCTGGAGGAAGCTTGGCAACTCTTTAAGCAAACAAAAACCTGGCCGTCAACTGTGAGCGTAAAAGATGATGTTACCGCTGCATCATTTTACAAACATATGGTTGCTCTGCCAGCTTGTCAAGAATTGATGGCAAAAATTTTAGAAGAAGTTGTGATGAAGCATATACCGGTCGGCGCTCGTGCAATAATGGATGGAATGATGACACGAATATTTGGCGCCGATACGAAGGCCTTCATGACAACCCCCAGACTCCCCCAGGTCGTCGATGAAATATCACAGGCGGTTCAAGCGCCTTGGGATCCCGAAAGAGCAACCTACAAAAATCTTGAAAAAACATTCTTTAAAGTTTTGGACGATGTGGTTAAAGAACTCATTAAATCGTTAGTACAATTGATAAACGATGCTTGTGCAGACAATGAATCAGATGGAGACGGTCGAAATTATGGCGCTATATCTGCATCTGAAATATTTGCCGGGACAACTCAAGATGATATAAATGGTAGATTCCCAGATCTTGGAGCAATTCAACAACAATTGAACAGCTTGCAAGATGCTGTAAATAATTGGAATTTGCCATTAGATGTCACCCCGGGTGGCTCAACAACATCTGAATTTTCAATAGATTTTTGGAAACTAGCAGATGATATATCTAGTATTTTGACACCTATGCATGCCTGTTCAGTCTTTAATGGAGAGGCTAGCTTATCTATGAAGGTGATTGTTAAGGATTACTTAGAAAAAAAATATCCAGAATTAATGTTTTATTTTGTTGTTGACGAGGATTTATTTGAATTTTTGACATTAATTGGCCAGTATGCAGATCCAACCTTGTGTATGGAAATCAATGATGGTAAACATTCAAAACCACTTCTGGATCCAACCCAAAAGGTGTGCATATCAGATGTAATCACCCTTCAGTGTGTGGAAAAAGCCATTGAGGCTGGCTTGACAGAACAAGAAGCAGAAGATATGTGCAAAAGAAAAGCTAATGAATCTAAAGATTTAGCAACAAAAGTTATGAATCCACCGACGACCGTGATACCTGATTTGTGTTTACAAATGGCAAAAGCAAAAACAGACCTTCCAGCCGTAAATCATATGCTTGATCAAGTGTTGGATGGTTTATTCACTTCAGTATCAATGATTTTCAATGGAGATACGGGCTATTTTATTCCTGCTTTGTTAGATGCAAATAAGGTTACAGATATAAATTCTCTTGAATCTATGACGAAAGTTGCATCCACAGAGGAGGATGTTCTTGACCGCATTCTCGCCGCGAGCGAAAATGAAGACGTCCCCGCCTTAAAGCAGGCTTTTGGTACTTGGGATGATATCTTAAGTATGCTGGGAGGTCTTTTTTCTCATATGGGTCAATCTAGTAGCGAATTGGCCGAGATGATGAATCCGGGAAGCCAGAACGACGACGACCACGCGGTGAATTTGGAAACATTTAAGGACAGAATGTCCGGTAAAATGGAGGAAATTTCACTCGGCAAGGCTAGCGGTAAGCAATATATAGCGCATGCCGTGAAGGAGCACCTACGCGACCCGGCACGAGTTTTTACTAATTTAGATCAATCTTCTGCTAATTTTGGAAAAGTTAGTTTTATGAAGGCGCTGAAAGATCCGAACCTCACAGGCCCGGGCGAGACAGCAACCACTGCGATTAATTTGATATATACTCAGCCTGATATTGATATGTTGGCAGATTCTTACAAAGTGAACATTTTTGAATCTGGAGAAACGATTATTTTAGAAAATTCAAAATTTGTTGAGGAAGAAGTTGAAATATATGCGACAAAAGAGCTTTTAGAAAATGAAGAAGCTCTAGAGGGTGCCGAGTCACCACAAGAAATACTTTTTCAGTTATATATGGCTAAAAAATTAGATTTAGCAGAAGAAGGGTTTCAATCCCCAGGCATTAAACAACTATATCATCAGATTAAATCAGATTTAATACAAAAGTTTAGAAGACAAATATCTGCTTCGATTTTATTTGAAATAGATCAGATAAGTAAACTTAAAATAACACCAGGTGTTCAAGAGACGAAAGATGAATGTGGTATACCTTTGAATGTCTTCGGCGATGTAGAGGCGTCCAACTTGCTAAACACAAGAGGCTTCATGAGCGAGGCGAAAGAAGAATATAAAAAGCTAACACGAGAACAATGTACAGATGATGATAACCCGTCTGAAAATCCCCTACAAGATGCACTAAAAGAAGCGATACTCAGAATGTTGGTAAGAGTTTATGCTATTGAACATGTATTAAATTCAATATTTGTATTATCTTCTTTTCACGCGAAAGATTGTTTTAGTGATGATTCGTTACTTGAATATGTAATAACGGCTTTCAAAAGAGAAATGTTAGATAGAAAGTTATATAAAATAACAAAAGACATAGCAAAGGGTTATGTTGCGAAGAGAATGAAGCGAGGAGATAAAGTTTATTCAGGCCTGTCGTCGGATAAAATTACGTCAGAGCCAACGGGAATTCACTCTGGCTTTGAGTGCTTGAAATATATAATGAAGGAACAGATAGACAATGTTTCGAAAGAATTTGATAAAATTATAAAGTCGACCATTGATATGAGTCTTTTTCCAGATCAAGATAAAGATGGGTTTTTCAGCGCTACTTCTTTACCTGGCATAATGGATGTATTTCCATATGATCAATATTACAATATGATGCAATCTGCAAGGTCCGATCTAAGCCACCATGGTACTTTTTGGAATTGGGAGAATTACGATGAGGCCTGGGCGTCGCACTTCAGTATCAATGATGAATTCAATTTCTGGTACGGAAGTGGCGGCTCCCAAGCAGATGGCCAGATGTTTTGGGTCGCTTCGCATGCCCGTGAGTATGCTACCGAAGTCAATCCGGATACCGGTGTCGCAACAGGTTGGAAAACGTTTCCAACACCAATAGTAGCACTTAACACTCGTATCCCATCATATATTGCTGAAAAATTGACTAACGAGACCTTCCTCCCCGCGGCCATTGGAAATGTATTGGACGAGTTCGGCGGCGGCACCGGCGGGGCCGGGTACTGGCAGACCGGCCGGAATAGCAGAAATTTTAGATTTATGCAAGAGTTTCCAGATTATAAAATCAAGCACCCGGCGCGCCAAGCACGTTATTCGCGATCGCTGAAAAATTTGGGATTTAGTGATGTTGCTGAGGCCTCAAATTTTTATGGAATCGTTCCAGATTCTGTCGAAGCCATCGAAGCCGAGACCGAGTTGGTTTTTAACAAAGCAGTAAGGCTAGGAGATACTATTAATAGACACGGATCTTTTAGGTTAGAGAGGTTCCTTGCTGTTGATGATATACTTGGATCGTGGGCAGCTGCAGCGACCTCCTTTGCCGATACTATCCCCACAGCCGTGCGAGATCCCTATTATGGGAGCGTCATCAGCCAAGACAGTCATCCCGTCGCGTTGACCGACTTACAGGGGAATAATGGGTTTATCAAAAGGCCCGGCACTAACGATTTCAAACTTCCTGGTATAATACATGATATGGTTAGCCACTTTAAGGATACTCATGACATCGGCCCGGGCGACGAGGCCGCTGTTATAGCACCCCTGATGGCCGGCTGCGCAACGCTTTGGAATCCTACTCACCATGAGGCATTCAGGGGTCTAGATGGTTATGTTAATATCGAGTCTTATCTGAGTTTTATTAGGGGATTAATAGGGGTATATATGGCTGCCCATGGCTTAGTCGTGGGTGATGTAAGTTATGACACCGACTTCATCACAGAAGTTCAAAACAATTGGCAGCACTGGGCCGATCAGTCATCAAACACATCCGCTGCTTGGAAAGTAGATCCCGACCCTAGGTCTTGGGGCGGATTTGTTCTTGATGCCGCGCCAAGTGCATATTTCGGCACTCAGCAGGGAACGGTAGTTATAAATGGAGAAGAAGTTCAGGTACCAAATTCTTCTATGATTGCAGACTGCTTTAATATAACTTGGGGTGAATATAAAAAATTCTGGCAATCTTATTGCAAGGGGGATTGGGAAGAGATCGGTCAGGGTGAAAATTTATACCCCCCCGGCGCCTCGGCTGGCTTCGAGGCCTCGTTGAAAGTGGGCATCTCCACTAAACAATATCCCGGGATTGAACCGGTAGACGCCCCAGGCGGTTCGCACGTCGATCATAGCTTCCAGCAGTGGATAGATCTCGCAGCCGGCTTCGGCCACTCTTCCGCTGCAGAGTGGATGGACAGCGGCGACACGACCGGGGGTTGGTCGGCGGCCGGCGCCATTTGGACTGGCAAGGTTCACCACGATGCAGCCCGCGCGTGGGCGTATTTAGCGCAGGTGAAAAATAAGTTTATTTTTCATGACCCCGGACAGGGCCCCCTCACCGCCGCGCACTATTCGGGATATATATATACCGAAGGCAGCACCTGGGGCGGTGAAGATAGCGGCTTCTCCATCTCGATCGACGGGAACGTGCACCCGGAACTCGGCGGCGCCGGATTGACACTGTGGGGCACGGCCACGTCGCATGGCGGCCCCGGCCTTAAATGGCCATCTATCGGTATTCAAGGATCATATACGGGTGAAATGTTTTATGATTATGGACCAGCCTCGACCGCGGTCAATCGACCCAATGAGGGCTTCGCCGGCCTAGGTATCAGCCCGGCCTCCTCTCTTGAAGCTGCATACGGCTCCGGCGTCACCGCCACCGGCCATAAGATAGATTATGCAAGTTGGCTTCCAAGTATTTTTGGACTTCAGTATTATAAGCCTCCATCCTGGGTTCAGGGGATGAAGGACTGGCATACACAAACGCCCGGGTTTTTTAATGGAAATCATTATGATGGCGGTAAGTGGAAGTGGGAGGTTGATTTTGCATACGGCGACGCAGCTGCCGAGTTGAATTTGTCGTCAGAAGAGTACTACCGCACCGTCGTCGCGCCGGCATCGTCCTATATGCACAATTGGGATGATTACCATCATGCTATGATGCAAGGCACATTCGACGCCGGATCGGCGTGGGGCGGCAACGGCGGCCTGGCCGCCACAACGCCGCAGCCCCACTGGGTCCATTCAGACGTCATGAAAGTTTATAATCTTCAATGGAGCAAGTCCTATTGGGAAACTTTTGAGGAATGGGCCCATGCTCTTTTTACTCATCGCTATGGCGCCGAGGGCGTCGAGGTTGGCTCACCCGGGTCAATTATGGAAGCATTCAACTCTATGGTAGTACAATCCCAAGAACGTTATACACGTTATATGGAGGCCGCCCGGGCCTTTTTATATCCAATAATTCAACATAAATTAGATAAAATTAATCCTTGGAAGAGTTACCCCAGCGAGATACTCGATGACTCGACCAGCTTGACCAGCGAGCACGGCCTCGCCTTCCAGATTGCTTTGTACGAAGAGCAGGCCGACGCGGAGATGACAGCGGCCTTATGGGCTGAAAGCGCTTTGAGTGCCATTGAGGGCGGTACTGCCACCTCCACGCAGCTGTCGGTGTTACCTCCGGTATTAAGATCACCACTGAAGACTTTAACTTGCTACAATTCATTAAAAGTGGGCTTAAGAATAATATATATTCCTTCAAAAGAGGATTTAATACAAAATAAGGAATTAAAAGCTAGATTAAACTTTTTGGCACATCAAGAACACATGTCGACTTCAAAATTTAAGCAACACTATAAAGAATCTAATTTTACGACCTCACAAGTTAACAACGACGACTACGAGAACGAAAACTTTCCAACATACTACTACGAGGCCAACGACAAGGCCCTCGCGATGGACCCGTACTCGACGACGCGCTTGCTGGGTGGATATGAAGATATTTATATGATTCCGCTGATGGAAATATCAAAAGAGATAAGCACCACTGATATAGCATCAGATTCGTGGCAAAAGCTTGCTTTTTCCACCGGAACTAGTATGGCGGAGAAAGTCGATGTCGTTGATCAAGAAATATTACAAGAAATGAAAACTTCTGAAGAATATGTAACTTTAATGAATTATATATTCACACCACAGCGCTATGTTTCTTTGAATTCTTTAAATATTATAGCGGCAATGAAAGAGATTGGCCCGGGCCCGCAATTATATAAAAGTACTAAAGACCATCTAGAGTCTATGCTGTTGACAGCTCTCTACGGAATGGGGGAAAATTATGCCTATAAAGATCCATTGATTACATCTCTGGGCGATGTAGATGGTATGTTCCAAGATTCTATTAATCCATCTGATAGTTTCAATCCAAGAAGTATGCCCTTGGGCACAATGATTCTTCGAATGTTTTTGGAGACACCTTTCTTAATCTTGAAAGGCCTTACAGAAGCTTTTGATCCTGTGATAGGAATAGTAAAAACACTAATGAACGTGATTAAGGTGGTCGTCGAGGCATTACCAGAAAAAACTCCCGTTGAAATAGTTGATCAACAGCGAACCATAATTACACAGACAATGGTGGGCGACGACCCCGCCGGCGTAGATCCACAAAAAATGAAAGAAATTGAAGCCGCAATTGATGAAAAAATAGCGGAATTAGATCAAGGATTCTTAGACACAAAAAATGAAGCTAGAGAATTTCTTCTAGATTTAAATGATTATTTCCCGCTATTATGTGTGGCGATGCTGCCGAACATGCTGCCATTTGGCGTTGGTTTTCCGCCGCCCATTATGCTCCCTGTGTTTATGGGTGGAATTGGTATTGGGCCACCGATGACACCTTTCGGTGCAGCATATTTGGTGCTGCAGCTTTATAAAGATCGACAGCTTCTTTATGATCCGGCGAGGATGAGAAAAGAACCAGAACTACCAGCAGTATTTGATGAATTATGCAAAGAAAAACTACAAAACTGGCAAGAAACAAAAGCCTTGGGCCTAATTGGTAGTGGCCCGGGAGAAACAGATACAGATTCTTAATTTAAAAAGGAGGGCAAAAAATGCCAGGATATTCACCAGTTTTACCGCTAACTCTTGATCCAAAAGATGGTATACTTCTCAATAAGACGTATGCCAGTGTTGGTAAACAAAATTTAAAAATGTTAATTTTAACGGTCCCGGGCGAGAGAGTAATGGATCCTGAATTTGGTGTTGGCGCTGCCACATTTTTATTTGATAACGATAATCCAAGTTATTTGAAAAAAATTAATGCAACTATACGAACACAGGTTTCAAAATATTTACCATATATTACAATTGTAGATATTAGAGGATCCAGCGACGCTGCAGCAACTGGCGATCCTAATAGTTATAGTTTACAAATTGAATATATAATTCAATCACTTAATATTTCCGATATAGTAAAAATTAATTTTGATTTAATGCCAAATTTATTATGATAGTTAATCAAAATATTATTTAAAACTAATTATTTAGGAATATTTTAAAGGATTAGTATTATGCCAAAAAGAATTGTTCCTATTAAGTACACCGACCGCGATTTTGATTCTATCAAACGAGGCTTGGTAGAACATATAAAAAGATATTATCCCGAAACGTTTCAAGATTTTAATGAAGCTTCCTTCGGATCGCTTATGTTAGATATGGTTTCTTACGTCGGCGATGTATTATCATTTTATTTAGATTATCAAGCAAATGAATGTTTTTTAGACACAGCAATTGAATATAATAATATTGTTAAAATATCAAAACAGCTGGGATACAAGTTTAGAACGGCAGCATCGTCAACTGGAATTTTATCGTTTTATGCAGTTGTTCCAGCCACAGCAACTGGCTATGGGCCAGATCCAGATTATATACCAATTTTAAAAAAAGGTAGCGAAATTTTAAGCACTGGCGGCGCAAAATATCTTCTTAATGAAGACATTGACTTTTCAAGAGAAAATAATGAAATAATTGTTGCTCGTACCGATTCGGATTCTGGCGCCCCCCTAGAATATGCTATTAAAACATATGGCCAGGTTGTTTCTGGAATTATATCAGTAGAAGAGGTAACTGTTGGAAACTTCCAAAAATTATTAAGAATTCCCCTTGAAAGTAACAGAATAGTAGAAATCATATCTGTTTTTGATTCTGAAGGTCATGAATATTATGAAGTTGATTATTTATCACAAGACGTGATATATAGAGAAATTTTGAATCCTACTTCGGATACAACTGAACCAACGGTTAGATTACGCCCTCAAGTAGTTCCTAGAAGATTTATTGTTGAAGAGGCCGACGGCGTGTTATATTTACAATTTGGATATGGTTCTGAATCATCCATAAGGGAAGAAACTTTGACACGAGCATCAGAAATTACATTAAAATTCCATGGAAAAAATTATTCAACTTCTACTAATTTTGATCCATCAAATTTAAATGAAATGGATAAACTGGGTGTTGCCCCCGCAAGTACAACATTAAGAATAGTTTATAGAGTCAATACTGCTACTAATGTTAATTCTGCCACCGGTACTGTCACAATAATAACAAATCCAATTGTAGACTTTCCAGAAACTGGCTTGGTGCAAAATAAAATTGGAGCAGTAGTTAATTCTTTAGAGTGCAATAACGAAGAGCCAATTTTAGGACAAGTAGCCAGAATGACGGCCGGAGAAATAAAACGATATGCAATTGATGCATATGCAAGTCAGAATAGGGCAGTCACTGCACAGGATTATGAAAGTGTTGTTTATCGCTTACCTCCGAAATATGGAAAAGTTTCAAGATGTAGAGCCCTGCAGGATACGAGATCTTTAAAAAGAAATATAAATTTGTTTGTTGTTTCTACAAATGATAGGGGACTTCTTACACAGACGAATCGAGCAGTAAAAGAAAATTTAAAATTTTGGGTTAATGATTATAAAATGATTAATGACACGCTTGATATATTAGATGCTAAAATATTAAATATTGGAATTGATTATGTGGTAAAATCAGAGTATGGGTTTGATAAATTTCAAGTTTTAGAAAAAACCAGATCCGGACTGGCTAAATATTTTGAGGACTTGTTTGATATTGGCGAGCCGCTTTATATAACAAAATTACAAAAAATCCTAAAAGACGTTCCTGGAGTATTAGACGTAATGAGTTTAAAAATTAAATCAAAACAAGGAAGTGGCTATGCAACCACTTACTTTAGTATTGAAGCTTCGACTTCTGATGATGGAAGAATTTTATACGTTCCGGAGGATTCTATTTTGGAAGTAAGGTACGGTGCAATTGATATTGCAGGAACAGTTAAATAATGGCAATTAAAAGATATTTTTCCAACAAGGACAATACAATAACAAATGCTTATAAACAAGATTTAGCCACCAGAGGTACCGGCTCAAATATGGGCGAAGCAGATGTTTTAGAAGTATTTTCTGTTTATGGACAAACTTTTACATCTGCTTCACACAATGCAACGCTTTATTCTACCGAGCTATCGAGAGCATTGATACAATTTCCCGTTTCCGGAACCGCGGCCGGCGAAATTAAGGCAGATAGATTAGCTGGTACAATACCAGATTCTGGGAGTGTTAAGTTTTTCTTAAGGCTCTTTAATGCGAAGCACGGCCAAACAGTACCCGAACAAGCAATATTTAATATTTTAGCAGTATCATCATCTTGGAGAGAAGGCCGCGGCCTCGATATGGATGAATATATAGATAAAGATTCTTCTAATTGGATAGATGCCAAAAATATTTCTAGCTGGACTGCAGCAACTGCAACAATAAAAGTTATTTCTGCAGATCCTGCTGATTATGAATCCGGTGGGGTGACAGCCTTTACACTAGTTTCTGCTGATGGCACAACAAGAACTTACCAATTTGCCAATGGCGGAGCTTTGGCCAACGGCGCTGTTGTTTCTGGTACAACAATTCGTGTACAAGTTAGTGGAGATTCTACTCAAGGAGAAATCGCTGCCAAGATTAAAGATGCCATTGAAAATTCCAATGGCCATGGCACTGCTAAACTAATTTGTGCTTTAAGTACAGTTAGTCAGACGAATGATACGATTACGATAACTCAAGTTACAATCGGTACCGACGGAAATACTACAATTCCTGCCGTAGCAAATGGAAACACTGGTGATTTGACGATAAACGGAGGAATTGTTGAAACTTCATTTTTTGGAGGTAGTGGTACTTGGACATCTCCAGGTGGCGATTATCATACTAGTCTTTATGTTCCTGACACAACCATGCCGCTGTATACAACATCCTTAACCACCGCAGATCAAGATATTGAAGTTGACGTTACTAGTACAATTGAAGAATGGATAACAGGAACTAAAGAAAATTATGGATTTGGTATATTTTTAACCGCCAGTCACGAAGCTTATTTTTCCTCTTCAAGTGGACTAAATTCAGGATCCGTTTTACATAATATTGAAGGTGCTACAAAATCGTATTTTACAAAGAAGTTTTTTGGTAGAGGAACAGAGTTTTTCTTTAAAAAGCCGACTATAGAGGCAAGGTGGGATTCTTCTATTAAAGATGATAGAGGAAACTTTTATTTAAGCAATTCTTTAGCTCCGGCTTCAGATAACGTTAATAGTTTGTATATGTATAATTTTGTCCGAGGCCAACTTCAAGATATTGGAGGTAACTCTAGTACAGTTCCAACCTTGAAGTTGTATGGTGGCACTAGTGCAGTTCCAGATAATAGTATTACGCTGCAAATGAAGCATACTTCAACTGATGCGCTCGTTTCCAGTGTACAGGCGAACAGGATAGAAAAAGGAATTTATAGTGCATCTTTTGCCATTACATCTTCATCAGATACGGGATATTTATGGGATGTTTGGGAGGTTGCCGGCACACAAGCACATACTGGTTCTGTTATAATTCCTAAAATATATGGTTCATCTGATTATAATCCATACACAAACTGTATAACAAAAATTACTAATTTAAAATCAGCGTATTCTACAGATGAAAAAGCCGCTAGATTTAAGTTATTCGTAAGATTAAAAGATTGGCTACCAAATAATTATACAGTTGCTTCAGGTGATATAGAGAATCTTATAATTGAAAATGCTTTTTATAAACTTTTTAGAGTATACGATAATGAAGAAATTATAGCATATGGTACAGGAAGCGACTCTTATACTAGAATGTCTCATGACGTATCCGGAAATTACTTTGATTTAGATATATCTCTTTTGGAATCCGATCGAATGTATGGTTTAAAATTTATATATAAAATTAATGATACTTATAAAGAACAAAAACAAATATTTAAATTTAGAGTAGAATAAAATCGAAGTGGAAAAAATATGAGCATTAAAAAATTATTTGATCAAGAAAAAGATTTAAGAATAGTCTCTTCTACTGACGCTATCTCTATCAAGGAAGAATTGGAATCTCTTGATTTTGTGGCGGAAAAAAATATAGATATAAGTCGTTTTGTTCCGGCTATTGATTATGGTTTTCCGAAAGAGTTTGCCCATTACGGTCTAGCGGAAGAATATTATGAAAAATCTTTTGACTATATCCGGCAATCTTATCCATATGATGGTTCTTTCTCAGAAAGACAAAAATGGCACAATAGTGCTAATAATTTAGATATTTTTATTTTTGATAAAAAATATCCAAGATCAACTGGTTATGTAAGTTTTTCGAGCGGTGCGGCCGGAAATAGTGGATGGTCAGCGCGCTCCAACTCAATGAGGCCAACGTCTTATGGCGGCATAACTATTGCTGAACCTACTTCTAAAGAATATATTTTAATAAAAGGTGGCCCAAATACAGATCCAGACTATAACTACAAGTCAATTCTTTCCAAAGCGAACATTTATGAAGATGATAAATTAAGAAGTACGAATCTAGATTTAGATTTTGATAGGGGCGTTACTGTAGAATTTTGGTATAAAGGTCCAGAAGATAATTGGCCTACTGGTTCTGAAACAACAGATATTCCTGTTATTTTTGACGTATGGAATGGAATAACAGGATCGAGTAGATCATATGGGAGAATGACTATTTTCTTCAAAAACTATAAGGATTCAGCGAATCCAGGTGGTTTTATGATCAATTGTGTTAGCGGTACCACGAATCCCGCCGTTGGACAGATAAATGGTTGTGATCTGACTTCTTCCCTTGACAAGGGCATCGGCACATTTAATTTGTTCCTCTCTTCGTCGATTTTGGATAACGAGTGGCATCACTACGCTTTTACTGTACAAAATTACCTCAATAATTTAAACTTAATCGCGTATAAAGATGGCCATTTCGTCCAGGACCGAACCATCGCCGGCGGCGCAGTGGGCCCAATCACCCTAGATGGATCTCCAACTAGTTCAGGAATGATTGCAACAATTGGTGCTTCTGTTGCTCATCCTTTCGCCACAAGCGACACAGATCCCGGCACCCTTACATCTACAAATGGCCTAGGCTGGAATAAAATTTCTGGTTCCATTGATGAATTCAGATTTTGGAAAGTAGCCAGAACAGCTAAACAAATTGGTAGAAATTTCTTTTCTCAAGTTGGAGGGGGCACTAATACAGATATTAACAATGTTGGTTTGGGCGTATATTACAAATTCAACGAAGGGATTTCAGAAAATATTTCTTTAGATGCATCTATATTAGATTATTCTGGTCGAATAACTAATGGTTTATTTGTTGGGTATAACACCTCTTCCTATGTTCAAAGAAATACGGGCTCCGCGATTGTTGATTCTGGCTATCTTGAAAAAACAGATCCAATTATTTATTCTTCACATCCGGATTTCAAAGCCATTAAAGCCGAGATGATGGCTTCTGGAAGCTTGTGGGATAAAGTAAATGTTAGCTCTATGTATAATCATTTTCCCGAGTGGGTTGTATCTGAAGATGATGGTAACAAAAATTTAAGAAATATAACCCAAACCATGGCATCATATATGGATTCTTTGGTTGCTTATATGAAAGCGCTGCCAAATTTAAGAAATATGGAATATTCCAGCGGCAGCACAAAACCAATACCGTTTACAAACAAAAAATTAGAATCTTTAGGATTCAGTGTTTATGATTTATTTGATCATGCTACGATAATTGAAAGATTTTTGGATAAAGATGAAAAGACTACATACTCTGAAAAGCTTCACAATATAAAGAACTTTATATATGATAATATTTATAATAATTTAACCACAATTTATAAATCAAAGGGCAACCAACGATCTTTAGAAAAACTTCTACACTCGATGGGCTTAGATGAAGATTTATTTAAAATTAATTTATATGTAAATGACATTACTTATGAACTTAAAGATACCTTCAGAGACACGTATGTAAAGAAAAAATCAATTGATTTTAATCGCCAAGCCAATTATGAGGCCACCATATATCAGTGGACGTCATCTGCAGATGTAAGTTCTCTTTCTTATATTTCGGGCGCAACCATCAACGCGGAAACAGGATACGTAGCGGGAGAAAGAACGTATGAAGCAAACGTATATTTTCCAAAATTAATTGATATTTCCACTCCCCCATATAGAAACTTTAGGCAGCTTACATCATCAGTTTTTGGTGGCCACACTCACAAGGATGGTTCTGTTGCAACTGATGCAACCTGGAATAATCCGGATATTGCTAATTTTCAAATCTATACCGTAAGAAATGTAGTAAATTCTGAAAAAGCAAGATTTGTGTTAACTAGTTCTCTGGGCGGCGTAATATCCGAGCTGACAAGTAGTCTTTTTAGAGTTTATAATAATGAAAAGTGGAATTTATCTTTTGCGATGCATCCGACAAAACACGAAGTATATGATTTTGTAGAAGGCGCAACAAAAGTCGACGATTCAGCAAATAATGTATTTAAATATACATTTAGAGGCTATAATATAAATTCTAATATACTAGAAAATAGTTTTAATTTAACAGGTACAATATCACTAACAAACGGAAATAATTTTTTAACCAGTTCGATTCGCTTATATGCCGGCGCCGAGCTACAAAATTTCACTGGGAGTACACTTAATCAATCTGATGTTAGGGTTTCTTCTTTAAGGGCGTACGCCAAGCGCCTGTCTGATGATGAGCTGAAATATCATGCTTATAGTATGGAAAATTATGGCACAATTAATGTTTTAGAAAATATTGCATCTAAAAACAAAGCATACCAAGATTCTTATTTATCTTCATTCGATACACTTTTATTGAATTGGGAATTTTCAAAATTATCTGGCTCTGATTCAAGCGGCGAGTTTTCTTTTGATGATGTTTCCTCGGGATCATTGAGCAAATATTCGCTCTATGGTGGTACTGGTAGTATTTTTTATCGTCATTATGCCGGCTATGGAAGAAACTTTCCCGCAAACTCTGAAAAAATATATGATATTGATTATATCCCTGTTGCAAAACAGCGGTTGCCAGAAGTCCTAAATAGCATTGATATGGTTCAAATTCTTAACGAAGATGATGAGAATTTTCCATCGAGTAAGAATATACCAATTACATATTTGTTGGCGATCGAAAAAAGTATGTATCAAACAGTATCAGAAGAAATTTTAAATGCATTTGGTACTATAAAAGAATTTAATAATTTTATTGGCCATCCTGTAAGTCGCTATCGTCAAGAGTACAAAGATTTAGAAAAACTTAGACAAATGTTTTTCGAAAAAGTCGAAAATACTCCAGATATAGAGAAATACCTTTCATTTTATAAGTGGTTTGATTCTTCTATCAATAAGATGTTAGGACAATTTATTCCGGCCACTACTCTGCAAATAAGTGGATATGGGGATACAATCGAAAGTCACATATTGGAAAGAAACAAAGTTTGGAATAAATTTCCCACACTAGAGAATAAGTTTTCTGATATAGAAGGCTCTTTGTTTGGAATTAATGAAAAGTTATATGATTTTAATTGTGGATCCCCTCCGGTCGAATATTGGAACGATGGTACCGCCGCGACAGCAAAAAATGTTATAAACACAGTTGGTTTAACCACTCCTACTTCTGCCTCTCTTACTCTTGTTTTTCAAGATCCTCATGACCTCGACGGCGCACCAGCACCTAATTTGGATGGTGCCGTTATTATCCTTAGAGATACTGTAGGAAAATCTGTTATATTTGAATTTGATGACGGCGGCGATGGCACCGGCGACGGAATTCATTCTGATAGTGATATAGCAGTCACTAATCGTGCATTTTCTGGCGGCGGCGCCGTAGCCGGCTCAATGACCAACGCACATCTGGCTGCGTCTTTGGGATACGCGATTAATGCGAAAGAAGCCGCCGGCGATTTGAATGTTACGGCATCGATTGGTGGAACTTCAGAGACTCTTGTTATAAAGCAAACTGCTGCCGGCACCGAAGGCAACATACTTCTCGACGTCATGAATCCGGATTGGCCGTTTGTGCCCGACGACATCGTCGACGCCATCGCCGCTCTCGCCGCCGACCTCCCGGGCGCCGACCTCATCGGCGTCGCCGGGCAGCATACTATATTTCACAGTTTCTTTAATTGGTTTGTGGCATTAGGCTGGGTCTATTACGACGCCGACGGCGCTCTGCAGGATATGACTTATCCTTGCCCGGGCAACCCAGGCGATATTCCGGGTGCCAACTGTGTTCCTGTGATACTAAATCAAGAGGGCGAGTCCGTGGGTGTATCCTTTCTCGGAGGGTCCGGTAATCCATCGGAAATCAGAACATACCAAACTATGTACTTCAAGGCGCCTGGTATAGCCGGCGGAAGTGATGAAGAAATATTTTTATTCCTGAACGAAGACAGCTCAGAGTGGAACCTCGCCGGACAAAAAACAATATATGTGATCCGCGATGCATCCGAGGCAACAACCGCTACTAGAATTAAAGCAGTAATTAATGGAACTGATGATGCAGATTGGGATAGTGACTATATGGCATATAGCTCTGGTATGTCAACCACAGTCGATGGCGGAACTGCTGGAATACTTGGTGTTACGGCTACGGTATCTGGTACGAGAATAACTTTAACATCAGATAAACTTGGTATTGTTGGAAACAGTATATATGTATCTAATTCCACACGAATGAGACCACACGGCCCGGGCACGAGCCCCACACCAGTCGGCGGCGGGTGGGGAGAAATTGGTGCTAACTCAACGCTTGTTAAAATTGGTAGCGCCGGCGGCCAGTATGTCCCGGCAGCTTTGTTTAATAAACAACACTTGAGAGGAGGAAGCGATCTTAGCGAATTAGAGAAATGTTTATGGTGGAAAGAGAGAGCACCTCGAAATGAGTTGCTTGCATCAAAAAATCACTATGTTAATGAAAACAAAAATAAAATTTTAGAAGTTTTAACTACAAACACAACTGCATCAGCACCTCTTTTTTCCACTGTCGATAAACAAACTTATTATGGATCTACATATGCACTTAGAAAATTCACCAAACCATATAGATTTGATGTTGAAAGAAAAAAGATAATCCATGGCGGCCCCAATTTTGATGATAATTTAGCCCATCGCGATGTTTTCACACCAATAGCCAGAGCTGTTGATAGGCCCAACGATTACGTACAGTTTTCGTTAGATATACCATCTAGCGCCTCATATTGTGAGTGTGGCGATCCAACCCCAACAAAGAGAAAATTACCGGCTTTATTAGAAAAATATGCTAACAATATCAAAATAGAATCTGAAAGTGGTAAGTTGGATCTATTGGGGCATTTTAGTGCTTTTAGTGGTTCTTCTATCGGTGGCTATAAGAGTGGCTTTCCCGCATCTGCAAGAATAAAAGTTATTTCTGCAACCCCTGCTGATTATGAATCTGGTGATCAAACAGCCTTTACACTAGTTTCTGCTGATGGCACAACAAGAACTTACCAATTTGCCGTCGGCGGCGCCCTGGACACTGGCGATCAGCTTTCGGCAGGTTCAGCCACCATTCGCATCCAGGTCAAGGACTTGACCAGCCAAGGGGCAATTGCTACAGAAGTTAAAGATGCCATTGAAAATTCTAATGGTCATAGTACCGCCAAGCTAACTTGTGCTTTAAGTACAGCCAGCCATGCGAGCGATACAATTATAGTGACTCAAGTTGCGCGCGGCGTTAGTGGAAATACAACAATTCCTGCTATAACAAATGGAAGTGTTAGCGAATTAACTATAAATGGTGGGATTACCGAAACTAGTTTTGCCGGAGGCGTAGGTACGAGTCTGCCTGAAAATCTAGATATAACTGATTTTCACCATGATATATATGGTCCTGATTATGAAGTTCCTATGCAGGGGCCATTCACAGAAAAATATGTTGGCGGATATCAGTATAGGCATGCCAATTTAAATATTGGTGCACAGGACACTTCTTATACTAGACCAGAATTCTTTTCTGCCAGTGTGGAAGCATACAAAATAAAGTTTTATAGCCCTACCCCTTCTTTATCGGAAGCTCGACCCCCGGGTTATTGGACAAGAGAAGGGCTTGCAAAACGCCCTGTAAATATTAAGAATATTAAAAGTGTGGCTGGTATTAATGGCACTTATGCTGCAGCAGTATTTTCAGCATCAACTTCATTAAACGCTCAAAATGGCACAGAATTGATCTTAACTGATGCTAGCGGAAAACAATGGATATTAACAACTAAAAGTAGCCAAAGTTATGCTTTTGGCTCCGCCGGCTTCATCGGAACTGGCGCCACAATAGATACAGCAGCAAAAGCGGCCCGGGCTCTTTGGGAAGGTTTCAACGCAACGATTATCTTATCCGGTATGCCATTTGCTTTGAGTCCCGCTACATATACCGATGAGACGACGATTACATTGACCCAAAATATGATTGGTCTTCGCGGAAACGCTTCAATAATCCTGCCGGCTCATATTACAGCAAACGGTATTGCCGGCGCCGGCCCGGGATCTTTTCAAGGTGGTACGAATGGTACTGGCTTTACAACAATGGGTAATTATAAACAAAATTATCAGGTTGTCAGTATGGTGGGCCGAGATGTTAATAATCTTTGGTATAGGGAAGAAAATTTTGATTTTCTTGGATCGTTTTGGCCTTCATATGCACGGGCTGTTGATGTTTTGGATACTTCTACTCCCGTTGTCGGTACCGGGGTTCTTTTTAGAATCGACGTCCCGGTAGTTGCTTGGGGTGCCGGCGTTGATATCAGTCTAATAAGATCGACAGACGCATCAGCCGAGACCGCCACGTCCGCCCAAATATATGTAACAAAAGGTGCATCCGCCGCGGTAGATAAAACAAATATTATGTTAGCCATTAACGGATCGGGCGGCTCATCATTGGTTAAATATGGCTCTAACGCAGGAGATATTCATACTGGTATTCATGGCGTTACCGCCATTGATGGTACTGATGATAATTTAATTACATTAGTTGCAGATCGCGGAAGCCCTGCTGGTTCTGATATAACACTAGCTCAAGGCGATGGTAGTATCTACCAGGAAGTTGATTTTTCCGGAGGTTCTGGCGGCTCTAAATACGTTAGCAAGATAATGGATCGTACTTTACCCTCTAGAGATACCCTAAAAGATGGAAGCAAGAATAGAACTGTTTTTGCGGAGCGATTTTCCTCTCCCGGAGGCCCCGAGACTCTTTCGCGAGGATATTTAGATCCAACTTCAGAAACCTATTCTGTGTATAATGCAATGAACTATCGCAACTCTATTGTGCGAAACCCCCTAAATCGACTGATGAGGGTTGTTGGAGATAAATATGGAGCAGCAAATGTTAAATATGAATCATCAATAATGATTAATCAGCCACAAGATAGTCACTATGCAGAATCAGGATCATGGGGTTCTTCTTTT